CGGCGCGAATGGCACCAGTGGCACAAACGGTGCAGCAGGCGCAAACGGCACTAGCGGCACAACCGGCACCAGCGGCACTAACGGTGCAGCAGGCGCAAACGGTTCATCAGGCACTAACGGCGCGAATGGTACTAGCGGTACAACTGGTACAAGTGGTACTGCTGGCGCGGCTGGCACAAGCGGCACAAGTGGAGCAGGAACTATCTCAGGAACAACTAATACAGTTGCAAAATTTAGTTCAACAACGGCAGTTGGCAATTCTTCAATAACCGATACGGGCAGCTTAGTTACAATTGGCGTTAATACAACAGTTAATGGACACTTAGCAGCGCAAACTAAGGCATTCCTTATTGACCACCCCACAAAGAGTGGAATGAAGTTGCAATACGCCTGCTTAGAAGGCCCAGAGAATGGCGTGTACGTGCGCGGGCGCGCGCGTGGGCGCGAGATCAGATTACCCGATTATTGGGTCGCGCTAGTTGATTGGAACTCTATTTCAGTTCAGCTAACTCCTATTGGATCATTCAAGGAGCTTTATGTTGAGGCGGTAGACAGCGGCAGCGTTTACATTAACGGTAATGGCGGCAATCTGGATTATTTTTATATTGTTTACGCCGAGCGTAAAGACGTAGAGAAATTAACTGTGGAGTTTTAATATGCCGAATTATTACGGGCCAAGAATAGTTACTGATGGGTTAGTTTTGTGCTTAGATGCGGCTAATCCAAAAAGCTATCCTGGTTCTGGTACAGCTTGGACTGACTTGAGCCGAAATGGCAATAATGGAACTTTAACTAACGGACCGACTTTCAGTAGCGCTAATGGTGGCAGTATTGCGTTTGACGGTACTGACGATTATGTTTCTTGCCCAGCATTTACTGGACTTGGTTCATCAAATAGAACAATAGATGTCTGGTTTCAAATCAGATCTTTGCCGCTCTCAGGAACAAAAAGAATTTTATCTTTAGTTACTGACGATACTTCTACAGACACACCCGCACTTACTATTGGATACAGCACTAGTTTATCTTCACTGAATGCCGGATTTGGAGGCAGTCCTTACAATGGATACGTTTCTAATCTTAATTTTACTTTGTCTATGTGGACAAATTTGACAGTTACGATAACAGGAAATAATATAGTTATATACAAAAATACTATTTCTGTTGGTAGTGCGACTAATTCAGGAACCGTTGGATCTAATCCAATATTGCATTTGGGAAGATATAATAATTTTTACAGTCAATATGCAGATATAATCATAAGCAACGCCAAGATATATAATCGAGCGTTATCAGCATCAGAAATCATTCAAAACTATAATACAACTAAAGGAAGATTTAAACTATGAGTCACATATTCGAAAATAGAGAATACTTAATCCTACCAGTTTCTGAATTAACCAAGGTTGACTTTAACCTTGTTTTAGAAACCAGCGCCGAAACTGTTAGAAAATCAATTGACGAGACAAAAACATTTGTGAAGTGGGACGGCGAAACTCCCGCTTTCGTCGCCACAATTTCTGGCGCAGAAGGTCCATATACTTACTCTGAAATTCTAGATGTTTTGACTGGGGTAGAGTGGACATCAACTGGACTGTACCCTTAACATGGCTTATCAAAACGGTCCAAAGATTGTTACTGATGGATTGGTTTTGTGCTTAGATGCTGGAAACCCAAAAAGTTATCCAGGTTCTGGAACAGCTTGGACTGATTTGAGCCGAAATGGGAATAATGGGACTTTGACGAATGGGCCGACTTATAATAGTGCGAATGGTGGGAGTATTGTGTTTGATGGGACTGATGATGTTATAACTTGCGGAACAACATCACCACCATCTGGAGATTTATCAGTGTTTGCTTGGGTGTATTCAACATCATTTAATAGCACTTGGAATATCATATCTACAAAATGGTTTTCTGGTTCTGGTTCTGATTTTCACTGGGCACTTAAAAGTGATCTTGGTAATGGTACAAACATAAAACAAAATTTATATACAACTTCTAATAGTGATATTTACGGAACAACAACTTTTTTAATAAACACTTGGTATTATGTTGGATTTACTTTAGTGAATGGGGGTACTCTAACATTTTATAAAAATGGAGTTTCTGATGGTACAAGTTCTACAGTTTCTAGAACAGCACATAGTAGTACTTTACAACTAGGTGATTCTAGGGGAGTTAATTTTGGACTTATTGGCAGAATACCGCAAGTATCCATATACAAAAGAGCACTCACACCATCAGAAATTCTTCAAAACTACAACGCAACAAAAGGAAGATTTAAACTATGAGTGTCTCCGGGGGTCCAGATTTAATCCAAGATGGTTTAGTTTTGTGCTTAGATGCGGCGAACACTAAAAGTTATCCGGGCAGTGGAACTTCGTGGGTTGATTTGAGTGGGAATGGCAATAATGGGACTTTAACAAATGGGCCAACGTTTAGTAGCGCTAATAGCGGAAGCGTCTTGCTTGATGGGGCCAATGATTACATAGCGTGCGGTAATTTTTCTACTCTTAACAATATGAGTATTGGCATGTGGGTAAGGGTTTTATCTAACGCTGGAAACTATAAAGCTTTTGCGGGGGCAGTTGGTGCGGGTACAGACTGGGGTACGGGATTTGCCATACATATGTCTCAAAATGGTCGAGCCTCTTTTGATACATGCTGCTTTGAAGGAGGTATATTATATGTTGGAGGGGGGACTAATTTTATGACAACATCTGTGCCGTTTGGTGATTGGGCAAACATATATTTTACCATATCTGCTAATTATATTCAATTTTATTTAAATGGCTCTGCTCAGTTTGGAACAGCAAGATTAAATAACAGTACTTCTACGATAGGCATGAATAGTTTAGTAATTGGATCTAGGCCAGATGCGGTTGCTAGTAGGGGAGCAAATGCCAATATAGCATCAGCAATTATACATAATCGTGCATTATCTGCCTCTGAAGTTTTTCAAAACTACAACGCAACTAAAGGCCGTTTTCGCTTATAAAGTGTAAAATATAACAATGCCCAACATATTAATACATCCAAATTCTGGCATACTGGAGTTCAATACAGGAACCACCGGGTCTTCTTCGCTGGATGCATCAATGAGCGGCGCCGCTAGGCTGACTTTTACAAATAGTGGAACTCTAGGTCTTACTAGCTACTCAACAGGGACTGTTGACAGATTTTTCGTCGAGGGTATTAATGGCAGATTATTTGAAGTGGACGACGTTATGACAGGCTCATTAATGAGCGTTAACGACATTGCTGGCTTGCCAATATTTGAAGTATTTAGCGACGACAGAGTAGTGATGGGGCAATATAATCAAAATACTCTTGTTGTTTCTGGAACTTTAGTTAATATTAGCGGCAAAACGACAATTGCGGCATCTTCAACAGGACGCGCGAATTTAAATTTGCCACATGGAACCGCTCCAACTTCGCCAGTTAACGGCGACATTTGGACAACAAATTCAGGATTATACGTTCAAATCAGCGGATCAACAGTTGGTCCACTTAGCACAGGTGGCGGCGGATCATCAAGCTTTAGTTATTATGTGGTTTCTGGTTTTACTGGAACAGCTTTGACTCTTGCTCTTGGACACGCCTCGGATTATATTAGAACAACTTCGGCCACAGCAGTCACCATTACTGTTCCTCCGACATCTGTTGTAAATTGGGTTAACGATACTGAAATTCTTTTTGAGCAAGCTGGCGCAGGGCAAATCACATTTGCAACTGGAACTGGAGTTCTCATAAACACTAGTGAGACCCTTAAAACACAAAAACAATACTCTGTAGCTGCATTAAAAATGGTTTCTGGTAATGTATGGACTTTGCTTGGAGAAAGGGAATTATTATAATATAATATACAAAGATGCAAACTTTTCTTTACAATTTAAATACGCAACAAAGAGAAGGGCCAATTAGAGAAGGGCGCTATTTGGTTGATGGTCAACCCGGTCCTTTGCCAAATTATTTAGTTGAATTGGAAATTGTAGTAGTTGTTCCAGATCCTCCTTACAATCCCGCGACTCAAACATTAGAGCACAGATCTTACCCTGATTTGGTTAATAATAAATGGTATGAGGAAAACTATGTAAGAGATTTAACTGAAGAAGAAATCCAGCAAAGATTAGCGAAACCGCCGAATAGCTGCACCCCAAGACAGTTAAGACTAGCTTTAATCCAAAGTGGAATTTCTTTATCAGCAGTACAAGGCTTTATTGATGGGATTGCAGATCCAATTCAAAAAGAAATCGCTATTGTAGAATGGGAATATGCTCTTGAAATCGTAAAAGAGCATCCTCTTGTACAGGCGATTGCGGTTAATTTAAATTTAAGTGAACAACAAGTGGATAATATTTTTACTTTAGCGGTAACTTTATAATGTTATGAGTTTATTGATAGATGTTCCGGTAAAATACAATGCTTATAAAAAAATAGGAATTATAGCTAATGGTTCATCCGCAAATCATTCTTTATTTATTAATCCATTTAATAAAACTTTTGCTTGGGGAATAAATAGCAATAGTCAACTTGGAGATAATACAAATATCGCCAGATTTTCTCCTGTAATTATTGCGCTTTATGGATTAAATAAAACATTTTGCAAAATAAGCGCGGGAAATAGCCACTCTCTTGCCATTGATAAAAACGGGCGCGCGTGGGCATGGGGAGTAAACGGCAATGGTCGCCTTGGCGATAATACACTCACTCAAAAATGTTATCCGGTATTAGTGGTGGGTGTAATTAAAACTTTTTGTCAAATAAGCGCGGGAGGTAGTCACTCTCTTGCAATCGATAAAAATGGCCGTGCGTGGGGGTGGGGATATAATGGCCTTGGTCAACTTGGCGATAATTCAATTACCAGCAGGCTCACCCCCGTTAGCGTGTTAGGCGCCGTTAAAACTTTTTGTCAAATAAGCGCGGGAGCCAACCACACTCTTGCAATCGATAAAAACGGGCGCGCGTGGGCGTGGGGATTTAATACTAGCGGTCAACTTGGTGATAATTCAGTTATTAGTAAGCGGACTCCCGTTAGCGTTCAGGGAGGAGTAAAAACATTTTGCCAAATAAGCGCGGGAGCCAACCAGACTCTTGCAATCGATAAAAACGGGCGCGCGTGGGCATGGGGAATTAATACTAACGGTCGCCTTGGCGATAATTCAATTACAAGTAGGCTCACCCCCGTTAGCGTGTTAGGCGCCGTTAAAACTTTTTGTAAAATAAGCGGGGGAGGTGGTCACTCTCTCGCAATCGATAAAAACGGGCGCGTCTGGGCGTGGGGACTTAATACTAGCGGTCAACTTGGCGATAATTCAGTTACAAGTAGGCTCACCCCGGTTAGCGTGTTAGGCGCCGTTAAAACTTTTTGTCAAATAAGCGCAGCAAATAACCACTCTCTTGCAATCGATAAAAATGGTCGAGTGTGGGGCTGGGGATATAACACCAATGGTCAACTTGGTGATAATTCAATTGCTAGCAAGCGCACGCCAGTTAGCGTGTTGGGTGCCGTTAAAACTTTTTGTCAAATAATCGCAGGAGGTAGCCACACTCTTGCAATCGATAAAAATGGTCGCGCATGGGCATGGGGAGCTAATATATTTGGTATGATTGGTGATAATTCAACCTTTCAAAGACTCACGCCAGTTAGCGTTCTTGGCGCCATTAAAACTTTTTGTAAAATAAGCGTTGGATCTTTTTACTCTCTCGCAATCGATAAAAATGGCCGTGCGTGGGGATGGGGTTATAACACCACTGGTCAACTTGGCGATAATTCAATTACCAGCAGGCTCACCCCCGTTAGCGTGTTAGGCGCCGTTAAAACTTTTTGTCAAATAAGCGCGGGAAATGCTCACTCTCTTGCTATCGATAAAAATGGCCGAGCATGGGGGTGGGGATCAAACAATGGTCGGCTTGGTGATAATACAACAGTTAGCAAGCGTACACCAGTTAGCGTACAGGGCGCCGTTAAAACTTTTTGTCAAATAAGCGCGGGAAATTCTCACTCTATTGCAATCGATAAAAATGGCCGTGCGTGGGGATGGGGTTATAACACCAGTGGTCAACTTGGCGATAATTCAATTACCAGCAGGCTCACCCCCGTTAGCGTGTTAGGCGCCGTTAAAACTTTTTGCCAAATAAGCGGGGGCCAAAACCATTCTCTTGCAATCGATAAAAACGGGCGCGCTTGGGGGTGGGGATTAAGTAGTGGTGGTCAAACTGGTTTAGGTGGAGTTCTTTTTTCATCTACTCCTGTCTCAATAACTGGAGCAATTAAAACTTTTTGCGCAATAAGCGCGGGAGATGGTTTTTCTACAGCAATCGATAAAAATGGTCGCGCATGGGCATGGGGCGCTAACAATGGCGGTCAACTTGGTGATAATTCAATAGTTCAAAAAACTTCTCCTGTTAGTGTTCTTGGAACAGTAAGAACTTTTTGCAAAATAACTGGGGGCGGGGTACTAAATTCAAGTTCTTTTACCTTAGCTCTTGACAAAAATGGTAGAGCTTGGAGTTGGGGCTATAATGGAGTTGGTCAACTTGGAAATAATGCTGTAACTTCTCAACTCACTCCAGTTAGCGTTCTTGGTGCAGTAAAAACGTTTTGCGAAATTAGTAATGGCGTTAACCAAGCATTTGCATTAGCTATAGATAAAAATGGTAGGGCATGGGCATGGGGAGTAAACGGGAATGGTCAACTCGGCAACAATACAGTTATTTCACAACGTACTCCAGTTAGCGTACTCGGCGCAGTAAAAACATTTTGCAAAGTATCTGTAGGCGGATTTCACTCTCTTGCTATAGATAAAAATGGTCGCTTGTGGGCATGGGGAAATAATAGCAACGGTCAATTAGGAAATAATACTTCGGCAAATAGTGTTTGTACTCCAGTTTCTGTATTAGGGGCAATTAAAACATTTTGTCATATAGCTGGAGGAAATAGCCAATCAGTTGCTATTGATAAAAATGGTCAAGCATGGGGCTGGGGGTTTAACGGATCTGGTCAAACTGGAGACGGCTCTGCTACTGATAGATTAACTCCAGTAAGTGTTCAAGGCCAAAAGAAAACATTTTGCAAAATAGCTAGCGGTAACGGTGTTACTCTATCTATAGATAATTATGGGCGGTTATGGGCTTGGGGATTTAACGGAAACGCTCAAATAGGAGATGGCTCCACCATACCAAAAAGAACTCCAACAAGAGTTTGCAATACTAGAACTTTTTGTGAAGTAAAAGCCGCGAATAACCATGTTTTAGTAATTGAAAAAAATGGCAACGTTTGGGCGTGGGGCGGTAATGGTAGTGGACAATTAGCAAATAATTCTATTACAAGCGTTTTGACTCCAGTTAGCGTTGCAGGAGCAGTAAAAACATTTTGTCAAATAAACGCGCAAAACACTCATTCAATAGCTTTGGATAAAAATGGAAAAATTTGGACTTGGGGAAGAAATGATGTTGGTCAACTAGGCATTGGTTCAACTATAGATTATGTTGCTACTCCTAGATCTCTTTATGGAAATAAAACTTTTTGCAAAATAAATAATAAACTTGGCTCGTATTCCGCAGCTATAGATTATCAAGGTAGAGTTTGGAGTTGGGGACAGAATACCTCTAATCAATTAGGCACAAATAATTATATTACATGCACCCTTACTCCAGTAAGAGTTTGCGTCATTTAAGATTGACTTTTGCGAAGCTTCCAAGATAATTTTCTTATGGTTAAGCCCATAATTGTCGTAACTCATGAGCGTTCTGGCACTCATTTATTGATTAATTGCATTAACCACACTAATAATGGACAGTTTTATACAATTGGTTACACATCAAACAGAAACGATTTTAATTTAAAAGGATATCTTCATACTACGCACAAAGATATCCTATGTAATGCGTATATGCCAAACTCGGTCTGCAAATCCCACCATCAAGTAGACTTTATGGTGAATTATATAGATTTTTTATTTGCAAAGTATAAAGTTATATACGTAAAACGAAACTTGCCAGATGTTCTAACCAGTTATTATAAATTTATTCCAAAGCCAGAGGAAAAAGATTTTCCAAAGATAGAAGAATGGGTTTTTAGCGAGCCAGACAGAGTTGGGCGCAAATATTTACAGCCTTATTCTCCAGATCCTCACGTTATAATTGAACCGGAAAATTACGTTCATCGTTGGTACTTGCATACGAGCGGCTGGCTAAAATACGCCAATCAAATGCTAGTAGTTAATTACGAAGATATGCTGCTTGATTACAGAAATCAAAAGCAAAAGATTGAAAATTATATTGGCAGAAAAATTGCCGACAAAATTCCAGACGTAAACGATAAGTCGCTTCCAAATTTTGGCCCAGTTAAAGGAATCATTGGTGGGCATAAAGAACTTATGTCAGAAGAGCTTCAGAAAAAAATTGAAGATCAAGTTTCTCTTTATACAATTAGAGAGAAGCATGAAAAAAGAGAACCTAGTTCTAGCCATCTCAATTGGGGATTATTATAACGAAGTCGCAAAGATTACTTTGCCCTCGATCAAGAAATACGCCGAGAAAATCGGCGCCGATTTCTTAAACGTTACAGAGTTCAATAAGTTTTATATTACGCAAAAATGGAATAAGTTCCTGATTGCGGAACTCCTAAATCAATACAAGAGAATCATTTATCTTGATGTTGATATTTTAATCAGAGATGATTGTCCGAATCTTTTTGAGGTTGTGCCCGAAAATAAATTGGGCATGTTTAACGAGGGCCGATATTCGCCGCGATTTGAATATCTTGAGCAAGCTTCAGAGTACTACAAAGAGCCACTAAAGAAGTGGGGCGGTAAGTTTTACAACTCTGGCGTGATGGTTATTTCGCGCATTCATAAGCAAATTTTCAGACTTCCAAAAGGTGTTGACTTTGTAGAAACTGATCAGCCCTACATTAACCTCCGAATCCTAAATGATAAGGTCGAGATGCATGACTTGCACTACGACTTTAATCGTATGGATATTCTTGATAAGTTCTGTGGCATTTCTCGCCTAAATTCTTATATTGTCCACTATGCTGGCGCTCCAAAGGATGTCCAAATGGGCGTTATTCTTAAGGATATCGACCAATGGGAAAGGGATAAAGAAGAGGGCTACAAGTACAAGCGTAATATCTTGATTTCTGTTACTGCTGGAATGGGCGATCAACTTTGCTCAGAGCCCGCTATCCGATACACTCAAAAAATGTATCCTGATGCAAATATTACTGTAGTGTCGCATTTCCCGCGCTTGTTTGAGCATCTTAGCTGCCCAGTAATGACTTACGATCAGTGGAAGGGGATCAATGATGCTTTGCTTACAATGTATACTTGTCCAGAAGACGAGCATTCGGAGCACAAGATGTCTCACGTTCTCTTCCATCCTACCGATTTCGCTTCAATGTCCATGATTAAGCGAACAATCCCAAACAACGACAAAACAATTCAATTAAAATTGGACGCCGAGGATGTTTCTTATGTTATTGATTTGTTCAAGGACAAAGATCCTAAGAAACCTGTTGTTGTGGTTCATGCTGGCAAGTGGTGGCCTTCAAAGACCTTGCCCCTTGATTGGTGGCAGCAGATCGTGAATAAGCTTTCAGAGAAGCTGACTGTTGTTCTCATTGGTAAGACTATTGATGAGAAGCAAGGTTATCTCCCTGTACAAATTCCACAAGGCGGCTATGATCTGAGAGACCTCACAACTCTTGGTCAGCTTTTTGCCCTTATTTCGCTATCAAGATGCTTGGTCACTAACGATTCCTCGCCCCTGCATATCGCGGGCGCGTTTGATAACTGGATCGTGACATTCCCAACTTGCAAGCACGAAGACCATATCCTGCCATTCCGCAATGGAACTCAAGCTTATAAGACCAAGGCTCTACGTAAGGACCTTCTCCTAGACGACCTTGAGATTCGCCACACAGAGTTCAAGCACGACACTATTGACTTGATTCCAAAAGGGAAAACAGTCCTTGAGTATCTCCCAGAGGTCGATACTGTCGTTAAGGAAGTAATGGACATTTACGACAACAAGCGATGAACAAATTCAGTTCCTTCCGCCCGCTCATGCATGAGCATGAGTATAAATTCATTGAAAAGTTCCTAAATAAAAATGACACTTTGCTTGAGTTTGGTAGTGGCAATAGCACTATTTATTTTTCTGGAATTGTAAAGAAAGTAATTTCTATTGAGCATGACATTGATTGGGTAAATAGCCTAAATAAACTAATCAATGTTTATGACATCCAGAATATTGAATTGCTATATCAAGCAGCGCATTCTCCAGACCCAAAGCCTTGCAGATACGAGCAATTCAAGGACTATGTGCATCTACCAGCAAACAAAAACCTAAAGTTTACCAAGGCTTTAATTGACGGTAGAGCAAGAAAGTATTGCGCCAAATATCTCTGGGATATTATCGATGAAAATGTAGTGGTTTTTATTCATGACTTTAACCGCTCTGATTATCAAATGGCGCTAAAGTATTACGATATGATTGAGGTACTGACAGAGGGGCAAGGAATTGCCGCTCTAAAAAAGAAAAAAGAAGTCCCCAAAGAAGACTTCTATTACTAATAAAAAACCCCCGAATTTCTTCGGGGGTTTTTCTTTTAAGGGCTACTTAGTTTATAGTATGCTAGGGGTGTAAGCGGCGGTCTGTGTCCACACGAACACGCCGTTTGTGGTGTCTTGTGGGCTACCAATCTGAGTGGTGAAGGTGAGGTCAACACTCTTGTTATCGCCAATTGCGCTAGAATAATTTTCGCTGACAAGTTTAGCGCCTCTGATCTCATATACGATACGAGGTTCAGTACCAGCGCTACCAGGGGTCTTGAAGACGAAGGCGAGGGTCTTAGTAGTGTCTGCGTCAAGCAGGCTTGTGATAGACCCGCTGGTCTCCAGATCTGCAACGATTGCGCTCATATTGATAGTTACCTCTACAGGAAAGTCAATAACCTTAGTGAAGCCGAAACGGCTACCAAGACGCTCAAGTGTAGTACGACCAATTGGAATTTCAATTGAAACGTTTTGAATGTGAGCAGCAGTATTGTTGGCAGGAGAGCCTTCAACGCCTGTGGGCAGATCAACAATTATACCGTCTGTAACAATTACGGTAACGTCACCTGGGCGGAGGGCTGTAGTTCCAATACTTCCAGAAAGTGGAGGAGGAACAACAGAGGTGTTCTGGGAAGCGGTTCCAGCTTCTACGTTGATGCCGGGGCAGGTTCCAGAATTACCAGAGATAACATTAAGATTGAGTCCTTCAGCTGTAATCGATACAGTTGGCAGACCACCTACTGCGGCTTCTAAGCTGTAGTTGGTGATGTAGCCGTTGCCGATACCGATGGTTCTTGCGGAAGTCGCATTATAGATGCTTGAAGCAGAACCGTTTGCATCGTTACCTTCTGCGACCGAAAGAATATGGAAATTGCGTCCAGAAACGATACCAATGTTATTGGTGTTAACGGAAGAGTCAACAAGGCCGCTGATAAACGAAAGGGTGTTTGTGCCAGTACCTACAGTAAAGCCAAGACCTCTTTCGTTGGTGCCAGTACCGATATAGTAAGAAAAATCAAGATTTACAGTTGGAGCCTCGATTGAGATCTGGTCAATACGAGCAAGGTTGCCAAATTGGTTAACATCTTGACGATTGATAGTAAGGCCATAGTTGGCCGATTGAACGCGATGAAGCTGGGTAATGTTGCCCGATGGGTGATGTGCTGTTGGAACAAGGGTGCCGTCAGCGACATACAGCGCTTCTGATTGATAAATTACTCTTGTGCGTGCCATAAGTTTTTAGTTAAGAAGGTTTGAAATACTTTACATTTTTTTATCTAAAAATGGAATAATCAGGCTCTTGGGTAACGATATTTGACTACCTCGAAATCGATAAAGCCGATGTAAGGTTTCGCATTGCCACCTCTAGCGCGAGAATCTTTCAATTTTGAGCAAACAACTTCATCAATAAAAAAGTCATTTTGATTTGTGGGAGAGGAATCGTAGGAGTATGTTCCATTTTTAACATCTCCATACTCTGTCAGTGGATATCCAGTAAAATCTTTATATTTAAAACTGCTAGACTTAGAATCAGCAAAAATAGAGAGGACGCCATCAAGCTGATATGGGTTATCGGTAAAAACTACACACTTTACAAATGAACGACTCTCATCCTCACCGCCAAATGAGAATGGCGAATTATAAGTTGAGTCATTTGCAATAAAGACTGCTGGAGCAACTTGATCGTATGGAGGAATGTATTTCCCAGTCCAAGGAAACTTTTTATTAAAATCTAGATTATTATCTAAAATTAAATCGTCTTCGTTCTCGTTAGTTAGGTAAATATTAAAGTCTTTGACCGCAAAAGATCCAGTAACAGGAACTCCAGCAGAAACGCCGCTAATCAGGGCTCTGCCATTGATATAATCTATAATAACCCCATCGTTACGACCCTTAAAAACTCCCGACACATGAACGCCGCTAGGAATGCTTGCTCCAGTAATTGTGGAGTCGTATACAAACTGTTTGTAAGGAGTGCCGAAAGCTTTGTAAGTAGTTGATATTCTTGGATCTGCATAATAAGTGAAAGTGCCAGTTTGGTTGCTATAAGCCTCACCCTTTTCTAAAAGATAGTGGTCAAACCATAAAGCAAAAGATGTCGTTACATTATGTTGATATTGCGGTTTCATCTAATAGGTTTATCTTTTTTTCGAAGTTAGCTAATATAGCGCTAATGTATTTTACATTTTTAAATCTCGTTTTTCTTCTAATATTTTTACTTGTTTGAATAGCAGTATCTGATCTTGAATTAGGAAGCTCTTCTCTCAAGGTATAAAAATATTGACCAATGCCTGAGATTCCTGTTTCTATACCTTTGACCCAACTGCGGCCCGGAGCCCAAGGCATTGGAGAAACATCCCAGATGTCTTCTTTAGCTGGAATAAAAACATTCCATACTACCCCGCCATCAATTAGCCTTGAAAAATTAATGCTGCTTTTTTGAAATAATTCTGTTATTGGCGAAATTGGATCGTCTCCATTATAAAAACCAATATAAGAAAAGAGATTACCATAACCATCGAGAGTGCCGCTAATGTTTTGAGCCGTTGGACCAGCTTCGATTTCTTTCGTGACAGGGTGTCTAAGAAATTCATTGATAGTTTCTCTTTTGATCCTTTCAAAAGCTAGCAGCAGCCGTTTCTCAACGCTATTTCTTAATATCGGCGCTATGTCTCGATTGATTTTTTTGGCGACGTTTTGAGGGATTTTCGCCATAATTATTCATTAATTGGAGATAAAATAAAAGAATAATACCGTGGCCCAAACATTCCGTAAGGCTTTGAGTCGGAAGAGATTGCGTATCTACGGCCATCAAACTCTACTCTGCGAGCTTCTTTTAAAATAGAGTAGGCTGCTGCTGGAACTTTGATCTTAACGCTGCCAGCGGGATAGTCGATCTTCTGTTGGGTATCTGCTCCGGGTACTGGAGCTTTAGCCTGATCTAAATATTTAATCTTTGCCTGAAAGGTATTCTGTACAGTAGTGAATTCTTTGCTTTCTACCTGTGGAACATCCTTATCGTAAAAGTAATTATAGCTAGCTGAAGTAGAGATAACTGTTTCCTTTGGGTTTGAGTAAACAGTGATTTCTCTTGAGAAGGTATCAAACACATCGTCAATAACTTCATTAATAAAGTTTTTCTGTGCGTCTGAGAGGTAAGATGCCATATTTTACTTTACACTTTTTATATTAGATATAATATATAGTAAGGTAAAAGGTATGACGGGCAAGGACTATTTAAATGACAGGGTAAAGGTTAATACTTCTGATCTTTTCAAGCGTATGCTTGGGGTATTGGAGGATATTAAGCACGAACACGACCGACAATTCGGGATTTTATACTCTTCTGCACCCGATTCCTTTAAGCCAGTGGTCAAACAAGCTAACTATCTTGACGAAAGTCAGATGGCTTGGCTCAGAAAAAAAGTGCTGGATATGGGCAATGAATCTATCCGCAAAATGACAACTGAAATGGATTTAATCCGCATTGAATTTCATCATACATTTAAACAATGAAAGAACTATTCGACTTCACGGTCAAAATTAACAAAGAAGTAGAGAAGACCGAAACTCGCGAAGAGGACGGCAAGACCATCACTGTTACTAGCAAGGTAAAGGAGGATGTGCCTGTTCGTATCGTTTTCAAGCAGCCTTCTCGCCGCGACACTGAGGAGGCCGAAATTCAATTTAGCGTTGAAATGTCAAACTGCATCAAGAAGGGTATTTTGACAAAGGGAATGTTGGTTAAGAAGTACTCTGATACAGGCGGCATTTTTTCAGAGGATGACGATAAGCGTTTAACAGCAATGTATATTGATATGGCTAAGCTTCAGAGAGAGTATGTTGCCCTCGAAAATGGTAACGCTGAGGAAAAGCAAAAGGCGAATATCGTCTTGGAAAAGCTCGCCGCTACAAGAAAGGAAATGGTCGATCTTGAGTCTACCTATCTTAATCTGTTTAATAACACAGCGGATATTATCGCCCAAAATAATATCATCCGCTGGTTCTGCGTTAACCTCGCTTATAAGCAGGAAGAGAGCGGCAAGATTGAGCCGCTGTTCTTTGGCTCAACCTATGAGCAAAAGCTCGATAATATGAGAGATCTTGATGAGGCAGAAGATCCTCTGTATCAAGCAGCTTTTAGAAAGCTAGCTACATTTGTTTCTTTCTGGTACTTCAGCAAGAATGCCACAAAGGACGACTTTAAGAAGCTAGAGAAAGACCTTGAAGAAGGAAAGTATTAACGATACTGATTTATTCTTGGCGTTCTGCCAGATAGTTGAGGGTTGCTCTGAGAAGATCTTCTTGGGCAACCCTGTTTTTATTAAGCATATCGCTATTAAAGAGCGTGAGTTTTTTAATAAAAAATATAAAACCTATCTCGCGCACGCTATATCAAAAGGGTTACCTAAAGAGGAGGATGCGCTAAAAAAAGCGATAGATGAAGAGCTTTGGTCAGAAAAAGAAGATGATGATATTAGGGTTTCGGAGAGGTATATTGAAACTCTTAACATAACAAAAAAGAAAGTATTTAAAAAGCTCCAGATTCAAGAAATTGAAAAAACCTTGAAAGAAGAGAAGGAAAAGATTGCAAAGAAGCTTGCAGAAAAAAAGCAGATTTTAGGGAAAACTGCTGAAGACTATGCATCAAACAGAGCTAGCGACTATTTGATATACAGCTGCTTTTACAAAGACCGTGAATTGACTAAACTGTTGTTTTCCGAGGAAGAATTTGAAGAGATATCAACTAAAGAATTAGAAGAGTGTATTCTAGTATATAATAGTTATTTTAACGACATTTCTGACTTAACTATCCAGCATATAGCGCTTTCTGACTTTTTTCAGCCAAATTATCTTGTTCTGGACTATCCTAACGAGCTTTTTGGTAAACCGATGGTAAAACTTTCGGAAAATCAGGTAAGATTATTAATTTATTCCAAAATATTTAAAAATATATTTGAGACTATTGAGCACATTCCTGATGGAATTAAGAAAGATCCAGAGGCTCTATTGCAATACAAGGACAAGAGTCAGGCTCAAAAAGAGTTCGAAAGCAAGACTAGAAGCAAAAAAAAGGGTAATGTCGAGGGCGCCGAAATGGTTTTTGGAGCTACAAAGGAAGAGATTGGCAAAGATACTAAAACATTAAAGGATGTCATGAAAGATAAAACATCTCTTTCAATGGAAGACTTGATGAAATTGCACGATCAATAATATAAATTCTGTGTAAATAACCTCAAAGGTTAAAGGATGGCAAAAGGAATCACAGTACCTGTAGTCCAGTCGGGTTTAGAAGCTTCTATCGAAGCAGCTGCCAAGAAAGCTGGGCCGCTGAACCTTTCTGCTACAGTCGATCCTAGCTCATTCAAAAGACTTTCCCAACCGCTCGGAAGAGTAAGTGGTTTGGCTACAGAGTTTGAAAAGTCCATTGCCGCCTCAAATGCGCGCGTTATCGCATTCGGCGCTTCGGTAGGAATTATCAACGGTGTGCAAAATGCTTTTGCGTCGCTTGTTAAGACGACAATAGAGGTTGAAAAGAGCCTAGCAAATATTGCAGTGATCAGCGGCAAAACTACTGACCAGCTTCAGCCGTTTTCAAGAGCGCTTTTTGAAATCGCAAAGAATACCGCTCAATCGTTTCAGACTGCGTCTGAAGCTGCTTTAGAGTTTTCTAGACAAGGTTTAAGCCTTGAAGAGACGTTAAAGAGAACCCAAGACGCTCTTACTCTTACTCGTTTTACAAGCTTGAGTGCTGCTGAGGCGGTAGATGTATTGACTGCTGCGGCAAACTCTTTCGGCGCAACTGGAATCACGACTAGCGAAATTCTTAATAAACTCGTTGCGGTTGACACCAAGTTCGCAGTTTCCGCCGAAGACTTAGCCAAGGGCTTGTCCCGTGCAGGGTCGATTGCTCAGGAAGTTGGAGTTAACTTTGACGAGTTAAATGCTATCGTCACCATTGCGCAAGAAAGAACTGCTCGCGGTGGCGCGGTTATCGGTAACGCTTTCAAGACAATCTTTAGTAGAATTAGATCGGAGGAAACGATCCAAGCCCTACAAAGCATTGGTATTTACTCATTTGATGCGGAAGGAAGATTGAAACCAGTTGTAAGTCTTCTTGAAGAATTAGCTGGAAAAATTAATACTCTTGACGAAACAAAGAAAATTGAAGTTCTTGAGGCTATCGCTAGCAAGTACAACATCAACGTCTTAACGGCGCTTGTTGATGATTTGAGTTCGACCGCTAGTAAATTTAGAGAGGCTAGAGATGTTTCTTCTGGCGCGCAAAGCGAAGCATATCAGCGCCAGATTGAACTTAATAAAACTCTTGACGCAGTTATCAGCAGAGTGACAAACTCTGCGGCTCAACTTGCTGACACTCTTGGCAAAATCGGCGTAACTGACAGCTTAAAGTCACTTTTAAATTTCTTTGATAGTATTCTTACTGGAATTAATGACGTTGTTGATTCCGAGGGAATTGGTGGCACTATCGCCAAGGGTCTAATATCTGGAATCAGCGGGGTATTTTTCAAGATTGGTATCCCTCTTCTTTTAGCCATATTTGTCAAGTTAACAAAAGATATCGCGCAGTTTGGCACTGAATCGCTAAAAACTATCTTAGGAATCAATAAAGAAGTTAGAGAGCGCCAAGCTTTGGAACAGGCTGTTGTTAATACTTTGATTAAAGATCAGCAAGTAATGGCATCGATCTTGTCTCTTAGCGGAGACCGTAGGAAGCAGGAGGAATATTTACTTGGCGTATATAACCGGCAGCTTGCGGCACTTCAACAGGTTCAGAGTATTGCCTCGACAGTCGCTCCTGCGTTGCAAGCCGCTGGATTGAGCGCTACATCTGGAACAGTTAAAAAGAGGGCGGCAGAGGGTTATTTGCCAGCGCAAGAAGCTGCTGACGTAAGGCGCGGAGTTGGTGGTGCAGACAAGAGCGCAAAAGTAGTCAAGATTCCAAACTTTTCTTTTGGAGACGGCAAGAAAGGCACAATGTACGCAAATACAAGCGAATACATTGTTCCTAATTATAACGGAGGCGATGGAAGTGCTATCTTTAATAAAGATATGGTTCGCAAGTATGGAATGCCAGAAAATGCTAAAAAGATAAATGCGGCAACTGGATATATTCCTAATTTTGTAGAAGAATCTCCCAAGTACTCAACAGCAAAAGAAAAGGAATTAGCTAAGAAAAAGGAAAGAAGAGAGAATTACAATAATAGAGTCGCTTCTTCTTTTGGTATAGCAGCCCTTTTAGTAAAAAGTGAAGCTGAACAAAGGGAAGTCGAATCAGAAACTGCTTATGGCAAGATGCCAAAAACAGATGCTAATTTTAATCAATTTTCAAGAGTAAAGTTTCCAGTTTATGGGTTAAAGCAGTCAGGTTTAGATCAAGCAAAGCTTGGGCTTTTACCAGAAATAGAAGAGCCTTTACGACGGGCTGCTTTTGATGTTGGTCTAGCAGCTTCTTCTCAAATTTCTGGAAGACAAGTTGCTCCTGAAGAGTATAAAACTTCATTTAAAAAATCGCTCGGTGGCGCTGGAGCTTTTGGCGGAACAATTGGATCAATTTTTGAATCTGCTGCCAGAACTGCATTTAAATTCGAAAATAGCCCAGACAATACTTTAGACGTTCCAGTGGTTTCAGATTCAGTACGAACTGCATTTGGAATAACTGGAGGAGAAAGAAGTGCGGATCTTAAGGGATCTGTTAGCGATGGAGTTTTAAGAAGATTCGCAGATCAAGTAATAAATAACGGCCTAATTAGAGACGAGACTCCTAACGTTAAGCAGGCGATAGCCTCAAAAGGCTATATTCCAAATTTTGCTAAAGAAAAAGGAATTGGAGGTTTAGCTGGAAAGGTTATAGAGATTTTAGCTGGAAGAGTTTTTGAATCTTTAGTAAAAGATTCAGATACAGTTGATCTTTATGAAAATGCAGCTAGACCAGACATTGATCTAAACCCAGAAGAAAGGTCAAAAGAGATAAAATTATCTTTGGATGCAGCCGCAAAAGATGATCGCGTAGGTAAAAAAGTAAGTCAAGGAGGAAAAGGTTTTACGGTAGTAGTCCCACAAAATGCTCAAAATGAGCCATCTGCTGTTAAAAAATTACAAGATAAAAAAGTAAAAATACAAAGGTGGCCCATACGAAGAGAAAAAGCTTTTGAAGGCGCTAGAAAGCTATTAGAAATATATGAAAATGTAGATAGAAGTAAAATTGGCAATCCGTTACCATTACCAGGCAAACAAAAAGGCAAACGAAATGATGTCACGGCAGTAAAAGGCTATATCCCAAATTATGCTGAAACGCTTTCTGAAATGTATGATTGGGATGGTACGATCATTCCCAGAATGGCCGGTAAGCCAGAAGAATATATCCAATCTCTTCAAAAGTTAGAAAAGAAAGATCTTTTACCCATTGGTAAAGAGCTAGCGTCTTCAAAAGAAAAATTTGATATTGCGACCGCCAGACCGATTCTATTTAGAGAGCCGATTAAACAGACGGCTCAAAGACTTGGCCTTAATGTTGAAAGAATTTTTCCATTAGGTTCAATGTTTGAAAACCGTAGAACCATGGGCGTCAAGGGAAAACCAAGAAAGCTTTATGGCCCAGAAAGAAAAGCTTTGTTTGCTGAAAAAACTAATAGATCAATCGTTGATAATCAAGAAGATGTTTTAGCCGCTTTAGGAAGTCGCGGCATTGATGCGAATTTAAGAAATCGCGGCGCTTTTGGGTTTATTCCAAATTTTGCTTCTCAAAACGCAATAGACGCGATGAGAAGAATCATCTCAGACCCTGCGGCTCCACAAGGAGAAAAAGATGCAGCGTCGTTAAAACTTTCTCAACTTACAAAAGTAAGTTCATTAAATAATCCAAGAGTTGCGGCGCAAAAGACCACAAAAATAAAGGTTCCGATAACCCAAGAAGACAAGGACTATCTTAATCAGAACAAAGAAAAAATTGTCGCAGGAATGGGCAGAAGTTTTGGAATGCTGTTTAATTTAGATGCTTTGGAGATGGGGGATTTAGGCTACGTAAAACGTTTAGATCCAATAGTTGCGAAAAAATTGTCGGAAATAGCGCAAAAACAAGGTGGCAGAGATTCTATCAGATCTTTGGTTGATTTCGGATCTGCGGCGCGAGGATATATTCCAAACTTTGCCGAAAATGAGCCGCTGAAAGAAGCTATTAGTAGAGAGATGGGTGCGGGCGTGCCTGCCGCGCGCGTGCGCGTGACGCAGGACGGTAGACTAAAGAACCCCAAGAACCCAAATGGTCTTGCCGTCATCAATACTAGAGACGAGCCAAATGGTAAGATTCCAAATGATTTTAGAGAAAGAGGCATGCGCGCCGCTATGGCGAGTAGAGGCTTTGTACCGAATTTTGCAGATGAAGATACTAGTATTAATGTTGGGGGCGTTTTTGGTATGGGCTCTAACAAGGTAGATTTAAGCGGAATTCAAACAGCAACAACAGAGCTTCTTGCAAAATTAAAAAATTCAACTATAGAGTCTGATCAGTTTAATACTGAACTAGAGTCTTTAACAAGAGCTTTTAATGACTTAAAAACCAAAGCACTTAAAGACTTAAAAAACAAAACAGAAAATGCTGGTGATGCTACTAAAAAATATTCGGATGCTGTACAACAAAAAGCAAAAGCTATTCAGGCTCAAAAGACTGCGCCGACAACAGGTGGAGGCGCAACAGGTGGAGACGTAGCAGGCCGAGGAAAAGGTCTAGATATTGGTAAATTTCTTGTTTTACAAACGGCAGTAGTTGGTTTAACTTCCGCGATTCAATCTGCAACTGAGCAAGGAAGCGCTGCTGCTAATGCATTGGAAGGTATTTCTGCGATTGGATCGGGACTTGCGACCTTTGTCGCCATAGGAACAAGTCTTTCTCCTCAGTTTAGGATATTAGCTGCCGCTGCCACTGCTTTAGCATCCGCTTTCCCGCTTTTATCAAGACTTTACGAAGACTTTAAAGATCCAGCGCAAAGAGCAGCGGAAGCGCTTTCCAAACTTGCTAAAGAAGCAGAAAAAACAGGAAGAAAGATAAGTCCAGAAGAATTTTTGGCTATTTTTGAAGAGCAGGATAAAATTAAAAAAGCAGAAGAAAAGAAAAAAAGCGCGACACAGCAAATTCAGGAATCTTTAAGTAAACAAGGCTTAGGGGCTGGCACGGAAACATTACAGCAGCTTTATGCAATAGCAAATACTTTAGACCTTATAAGTAAAGACGGGATTGTGCAACAAGCAGAGTTGCAAAAAATTATAAGAACTTCACAAAAAGCTCTACCTGTCAGGGGTGGAGCCCCTGGTTTAGGTTTTGTAAGTACAGAAACTGGTATCGATATTGGTGCTACGATACAAAGTGCAAGAGAAAAAGTAACTGAAAAACGTTTGGCCGACGCAAGAAAACCGCAAACAGAAGATCGTACAGTTAAAACTGTAAAAGCTGAAAATGAATTGTTGAAAATAAAATTTGATATTTTAAATAGTATTGTAAAAAAAGAACTAGAAATTAATAATGTTTATGCCAACAGGATAAGAAGTATTAATAGCGAAAACACTGCTTTAGAAAGATCTAAAACAATTTTACTCGAAACAAAATTTTCAGAATTACAAGCTTCTCAAGAAAGACGGAAAATTAGAGCAGAAGAAGCTAAGGCGATAAGCGAAAATGCAAATAATTTAAGATCTTCTTTGGCTGGATTGCAAGACCAAGGGTTGGGAAATATATTTGGAGAGGCAGACACTGGAAAACTGCAAGGCTTATTAGAGGCTTTTAAAACAGGAGGAGTTGGGTCAGAAGCATTTGGAAAGGCTTTTCAAGCTGCTACGGCTCGCGTTGGACAGGATGGAAAGCCTATAGCTGGCACCAATATAGCGCAGCTTTCTTCTGCAACTCAGCAGGATGTTTATAAAAATTTAAATGAAGCTGCGAACAATGAAGCTAGAGCAAGAAATAATGCAGTTAACAGAGTAAGAGATATAGATCAAGCTCAAAAAGATTTTCAATCTTCAACCCAGCTTTTAATAAATGAAACAAATTTATTAAATGCTATAATTTCTGGAACTCCTGTTTTAGTTGGAAAATTAAATCAAACTTTTTCAGGCGCAGCAAAGTACGAAGAGATCCTTGGAGGCGAGCGTGCAAAACTTTCAAATTCGTTATCAAAAGCAGCACTGCAAAATAAAATTAGCATTGATTTAGCCGAGGAAAATTATGCAAGTGAAGTGGGCTTGCTTGCATTAAGAATTAATTTGGAGGAAGAGCTTAGAAAAAGAGTTCCAATAGAGGCTAGAGTGCGCAAGGATGCAATGGAGCTTAATAGAGCCACTTCTGAAAGAATAGATCAGTTGGGAAGAGATGCCCGTAATGCTGGACCGAGACTCAAGGCTCAAAGAGACATTCTGGATGCTGAAAGCCTAGTTATAGAATCTGAAAATGCCATTAATGAAGGAAATATTGATTTGGCTAATGTAACTTCCTTGAGAAAATCAACTTTAGCTAAATTAATACAATCGGAAAAAAAAGCTGAAGAAGAGACATTGGCTTCTGTTCAAATAATTGGAAAAAAAATAGGAGCCAACAGAGCGGCTCTTGTCAGAGAAACTGGTTTGATAAACGCAGAAAATAATTATTACAATATAGTTGAAAGACTTGCTGACATAAGCGCCTTAAGAGAATCTACTTTAGCGAAACTAAATCAATCAGAAAGACAGGCTGAAATTCAAAATCAGGCCGCAATTGAAACTGCATCAGAAAAATATGATACTGATCTTAATGCGATTAGGAGACAAGCTGAACTGACTGAGGCGCAAAATCGAGCGGCTGAAAATACCAATCAATTAAATGCAGTGGTTATTGGTCTCAGGTTAGCCAGAGCAAAACTTGTTGAGTCAGAAAGAAAAGCTGAAGAAGAGAATCAGATCGCAATTCGAATGATTGGTCAGAGTTATCAGGCTGATATTGATTCGACAAAGAGAAAAATTGAATATGCTCAAGCTTTAATTGGGCAGATAGATGCGGCAAAAGTAAATGAAAAAGTAACCGGAGAAATGACTCTGGAGGCTTTGAATTTGATAAATTCTTTGAGAGAGGCTCAAGCTAAATTTAATAACATCGACGATATAGAAGTAGGAAATGAAGCTTTAAGAACGCGCACAAATATTCTTGGAGAAACTACTTCTACAATATCAAGGGGATTAGCGCTTTCAAATCTGGGGATAGGTGGAGAACTGGAGGCTCAAGCTTTTGCCAAGGTAGCGGAGCAGAGAAGAGCCGGAAGAAAGGCTGAAGACATCAGCGCATCAGAACTTTATGATATCTCTAAGGGTAGAAACTTAAGCATAAGACAGGGGCTGTCCATACAAAAATCGGCTCTTCTGGACGAAGCTCAGACATTCCAAGATATTATTGGTAAATCAACACCAAAGCTTTTTGCAGATGGTATGGCCGAAGCTATGCAAGCGGCTCTGAATCAAGCAGACGATCTTGGGGGCGCATTAAGAAATGTTGCATTGACCTTCCTTAAAAATCTTCAAAGCGCATTTTTGCAAAGCGCTTCAAGGCAAATTGTTTCTTCAATTCTTCCAAATGCTGTTCCTGGTATGAAAGAAGGTGGCTATGTAAAAGGTTATGCTTCAGGTGGTCTTGTAACAGGGGGCAGTGGCTACAAAGATGATGTTCCAGCAATGTTAAGCGAAGGCGAATATGTCATCCGTAAGTCTTCTGTAAATAAATACGGTGCGTCTAACCTTCAAAAACTGAATTCGGGCGAGGCTCCTAAATTTGCCGATGGTGGTATCTTCTTGCCCGGTGTTCGCGGGCAGGGGCAAATTTCTGGATATAAAGATTTAACTGCTTTTGCCAAGCAAACTACAACAAGCGGAGCAACTGATGTATTAGCTGGCGGCGCAACAACTGCTTTTGCCAGCCTTGAAGATCAAAGTTCAAGACTTTCTGCGTATGCGCTGATGAACGAAGACGATACTATTAATCAAGAGATTCGTAGTGCCCAAGAGCAGGCGATGAACATAATGGCGGAAAGAGAAGCCTACAGAACTGCGGAAAGAAAGGCGTTTCAAAAGCAGCTAATCGGAACAGTAGCTTCTGCTGCTTTAAGTTTTGGCGTTGGAAAGTTGGGTTCGATGTTTACTACAAAAACTCCTGCGGCAATTCCAAATTTAGGATTCGATGCTGCAAAGGCATCTTCTAATATTGGGCAAGTTGCGCTTCCAACTCCAAGCATGCTGTCCGCGCCAATAACAACTCCGAGTATAAGAACTCCAAGTACATCTTTTGGAGACTTTATGTCTCCAGCAAGAATCCAGACTCCAAATTATGGAAGTGTGCTTTCGATGTTCCAGCCGCAAATGCAGTCTCCAGTTCTTATGGGATCTAGTATATTCTCAGCGCCTCGCGCTCCTGGTCGTGCTTACGGCGGGATAGTCAAGCGCTATAATACTGGTGGCCCAACAGACGATATCCCAGCCCTCCTTATGGGTGGCGAATATGTAATGAATCGCCAAGCCACCAAGAAATATGGCAGGCAGTTCTTCGATTCTATTAATCAAGGCCGCGCCCCAAGATTTGCAGACGGCGGCAATGTTTCAACCGCAGAGCCAAGCTTTGCTGAGAAAGCCGCTTCATCTTCCGACTCAAAGGCCACAGGTGCAACTAACGTTAGCATCAATATCAACGTTACTAGCGGAACATCAGATACCCAGACTCAGGGTGACACCAAGCAAGGCGGCGTTGATTATAAGAAGATGAGCGAGCAGATCAAACAAGTCGTTATCCAAACAATCAACGAAGAAAAGAGGCTAGGTGGATCACTAAGACCGCGAAACTAAAGGATGAAATCCTCCGTATCAAATTATGAAAACAGTCTTTATATCAGCGGCGTTAAAATATTTGGCGTCAACGATGTTAATTTCGGCTATTCTTTACCAATTGAGCACATCAATGTTATCGGAGCTAATAAATTTACTACATTCACGAATAATGCGCCGCAATCGAATCTGAGTGTTCAAAAATATCTTTCGCCAGCAGATTTCTTTTTAAATTTTACAGGAGCGGGGCAGATTAGCGGAGGCTTATTTTATAATAATAAAAATTTTACTTTTAATCGGGCATATCTAAATAATTATTCAGTTTCCTGTGCGGTTGGGAACTTTCCTTCTTTAAGCGCCGATTTTACTATTTTTGGCAATGTTGGGACTGGGGTTGCGGGCTCTGGAGCTTCGCAGACTGGAGCCTTATCGGTTGTGCGTCCAAGAGACATCGCTATTCGATGCGATGGCACAGGCACAAATAGAATTGAGGCTTTTACTTATTCAGTAGAGTGTCCAAGGCAAGCTTTTTATCACCCAACTGGATCAACTCCAATGGATGTCGTGACCTTGCGCCCATTTAGGGCAACCGCCCAATTTACAATTGGGGTTGATGATTATGAATCGAAAAGAGCTTTAGATTATATTGTTGACTCCAACAAACAGAATATTAATATAACAATAGGATCTCTAGTAACTTTTTCGATGTCGAATATGGAATTAATAAGCGAAACAATCAACTCGTCCGCAACCGACGAGCTTTCGTTAACGCTTAGTTATCAAGGATTTATCTAATGTCATTCCTATACGACAGAGATTATAATGTCACTGGAACGGTTCAAACAACGTTTGATTTCAAGCCGTCTTATGGCACCTCTGTCAATTTTTCAGCAGATTTGACTTCATATAATACTGTTGATAATTATTTATATACTATGCCCAGAGGACTGAATCATTTGCAGATGACGGTGCAAATGCCCTTTGAAAACAGAAAAGAGGCCGAAGCGACAAGGATCGCCAGCTTTTTTGAAAACCTTCGTGGTACAGGATATTTTACCTTTACTGATCCAGCTTCTATATACAAGCCAGTTAATTTATTTTGCGGCGGTATTCAGACTAATTTCACTGTTAACGATCTTTATACAATACAAGTTGAATTGGCCACCGACCAAGTTTCGTCACTTTTAAATTGGAATGGAATGTTTGTTACAGGTTCAGGAATCAAGGGAAGCTGGGCTACATCAACAGCGTATTCTAAGTACGATGTTGTTAGGCACACTGGTAACGCATCTTACCCGCAGAATACTGGCAACTTATATGACTGTTTTTATTACTGTACTGGTGACCACACGAGCCAATCTTCGATCAACGGCTCCGAAATCACCAACGGAAAATGGACGCAGGAGTTTTTTTACCAGCCAACTTACTCGTCAACAATTGGAAAAGAGACTTCTGTTTTAAAGACTGAGCTTCCATACTCTTTCACAAAGAGAAGCGACTTTGGACTTCATGCGAATGTTATGAGGCAGTTTAGCATGGAGTTTAAAGGAATCAGCGACCTTGAGGCAAGATCGATTTTGCATTTCCTAACCGGAAGACAGGGATACAGAAAATTCCAGTATAAGATTCCGAATATCTATAATAAGAATAAGTATTTCTTTGCGCCTGAATGGAAGCATACTTTTGTTTATAAAAACGTTAACGATATTTCGGTAACACTAGTCGAAGATCCTGTCGGCATAAGGAGGACTTATTAATGGGTAGGCCAATTTCATATGAGATGCAAATGATGTTTGTCGGCTCCTCTGGCGCTTTTGAGGAGTCGATGAATACTGGCAGCGGAATCAGTCGGCTTGATTTCATTCAAAGCTACGACTTCTCTTTCAATATTGAAAGAACTCCGCTGAAGCAAATCGGGTCAGATTCTTTTGCAACAAGGCAAACTCAGCTTGCGCCAGATGTTAATTTAAATATTGAATATTATTTAAATGATGGTTGGAACGATAAGTATATTGGACTAGATATTCCGACAGGTGTGACTGGTAATCCATTTGACTCTATTCTTTCGTCTACTGGCGACCGTAATTTTTATATCAGTATTGCGCAAAATGACGGTATTGATCAGAATTTGCAGACTGGAATCGTTAATAGTAATATCCTCGCGGTTGGTAATGCCTATATCACTAACTACGAGATCAGTGTGGCGGTTAATCAGCTGGCGACTGTTTCCTGTTCTTTTGTGGGGGCAAATGCTAATGTGCAAGATTACGCGACTTCAAAGTACTTACCATCAGTAAATACTCTTGTTAGCGGCCAAAACGCTCAGGATGCTAATAAAAATTTTGCATTAAACTTTGTCAATAATTCTAGAACAGAAAGTTATCTGCCAAAAGCTAAAGAAATATTTGATGGCGGTTGTCCTTATAGCAAATGCAAGATTACGCCGAATTTTCAGTCTGGAGGAGGAACGTCTCCAATTACTTTTGGATTTTTTGATGCAATTGCTAATAACTTTCAAAGCATGCAGTTCTCCGTGCAGTTTGAAAGAAAAGCTCTTTATGGATTTGGTAATAACCATCCATATATTAGAAAAATCCAAAGACCAACAGTTGCAACTCTTGCATTATCAGCTTTAATTGATGACTTTCAGGCTGAAAATTTGAGTAAGGTTTTTCATAGCGAAGGAGGAACTCAGAAGTCCATGTTGATCGAATTCTTTAACCTCCAAGATGTAAAGAAGTTTGGATTATCATTGCAGAACTTAACACTTGAGTCTTATAATCTTGGCGCGAGGATTGGAGATAGGGTTTTAGTAGAAACTAATTGGAGTGTTGAAGTTAAGAACGGGGCAAGCGCAGATATTGGGATGGTTGGGTCTTATGGGCCGCCGCTTCTTGATGTGACAAAAGTCAACGAGTCTTTTAATGTAAATTAATATATGAGCGTTTCATTCCAAGATCTTCAAGAAGCACTGACCCTTGACGACAAGGATGAATTTATCATTTGGCAAAACTCAAGCAAAAGAAACAAAAGAGTAAAGAGAGGAAATCTATTTGCAAGCAAAGGTTTAACAGTAAAGGGTAAGTTTATTGATGTTGAAAGTGGCAATGATGTTGGATTAGCAGCTGCTGCTGCTGCAAACGATGCTGCTGTCGCGCTAGCGACAGCGGAAGGGGCGCAATTATCAGCTAACGGCAAAAATAGAATATTTTATCAAAGCTCGGAGCCGACAAGCGGATCAGGAGGTACAAGCGGTTACGCCTTAATTGAAAATGACTTATGGTTTGATACTGATGGTGGATATAGAATGGCTAAATGGAACGGAACTTCTTGGGAAGACTATGGACTTGAAACAGAAGCTATTGCTAATCTTGATGCGGGAAAGATAACTGCTGGGTTTATTGGCGCTCAAGTTATTAATATTAATGGTTCTGAAGGAGGAGGTATTAGTGGAACAGCTGGCGCTGGAGGCTATATAGAATCAACAAATTTCGTTCCAAGTTGGGTCTCTGGCGCTTTGACCGTAAGGCAGTATACAACATCTGGAACATATGGCGCTTATTTAGGTAAACATATTCCAAGCGACGCTGTTCAAGTAAAGGTTTTACAAGGCGATGGAAAATATAAACTTTTTAGATCGCTACAAAATCAAGGAGAAAACGCTACAAATGCCCCGCCTTCTAGCGGAAATAATTCCTATTGGCAGGAAATAACTGGAGCCAATATTCCAGTATTTGAAATAGAGCTTCCAGGCGGAGGCACAAAACAAATTCAGAATTTTGGATTCAGAATAGTAAGCAATGGATATGCTGAATTTGGAGGCTCTCTTTTTAGAGGGGCTGTTATTGCAAACGAGGGTTTTTTTGGTACTACTTCTAATGCGGTAAGATTAGATGACGATGGGTTGACTGTAGGAGACTATGGAAGATTAAAATCTGCTAGTCTTGGTTATAATGGAACTAGTTTCTTTGTAAACTCTGGGACATCTGGGGGGTTTTTTCTTGGAAACACTCAAGCAGAAGGGGGACCAGCTCTTTACCAGTTATATATTGGCAGTCCAGCTGGAAATAATTTATGGTGGAATGGAACTAGTTTAATTATAAATGGTAAAATTGGATTGCCAGACGGTGGAGATCAAGACAGCGATGCCGGTTTAGAGATTACAAGCGGATTTGGTATTAGAAGGTCTACAAGGAATAAGGTTTTAACAATAACCGGAGGAGATGGCAATGGTGTTACCTTCGGGTCACAGATTGACCTTGTTGGTACACAATTTATGGGCGCTGGAGGTGGTGCCGAGGGTCAGTTAATTTTATCTGGCGGCTATGACGCTACTTTAGATCCAGTTGATCCTTCTCGCGATGGATGCATCATATTTAGAACCGCCAGAGAAGAGGATAATGAAAATATTGGGGCTGTTAGAGCTAGAATAGATTTAGATGGAACTTTTAGAATTATTGCGGCAGATAATGTTTATTCTGAAGCGCCAAATGATGGGGCTGGAAATTTAATTGTCGATAATGAGGTTGAAGCGATAGCTTATAATTCGACTTCTTCTAAGCGTTTTAAGAAGAAAATTAAAAATTTAAAAAATGGTCTTACTCTTGTAAAATCTTTAAGGCCAGTTACTTTTGAATGGAAAAATAAAAAAAGAACAAGTGATATAGGTTTAATTGCTGAAGAGGTGAATGAAATTCTTCCAATGGTTGTTGGAAAAAATACAAATGGAGAAATTTCAAGCTTAGACTATGGCAAATTAACTACAATTTTAATTCAAGCGGTTAAAGAGCTTTCTGTTGAAGTTGAAAAATTAAAAAGTAAAATAGGCTAAGCTTTAATAAAATGCCAGAAGAGCCGCCACCATCGACTTCGACTTCGACTTCGACATCGACTTCGACATCTGGTTCAACATCGAGTTCGACATCGAGTTCTGGTTCAAGTTCTAGTTCAACTTCTAGTTCAACTTCTAGTTCTAGTTCAACTTCTACTTCCAGTTCAACTTCTAGTTCTAGTTCCAGTTCGACTTCGAATTCAACATCGAACTCGACTTCTAATTCAGACTCTGCTTCGGTATCCGATTCGCCTTCGGTATCCGATTCTGTGTCCGAATCGGACTCTGTGTCGGTGTCAGAGTCTGACTCGGTGTCCGTGTCCGAATCGGACTCTGTGTCGGTGTCCGAATCGGACTCTGTGTCGGTGTCAGAGTCTGACTCGGTGTCCGTGTCCGAATCGGACTCTGTGTCGGTGTCAGAGTCTGACTCGGTGTCCGTGTCCGAATCGGACTCTGTGTCGGTGTCAGAGTCTGACTCGGTGTCGGTGTCAGTGTCGGATTCGGTGTCGGTGTCAGTGTCGGATTCGGTGTCGGTGTCAGTGTCGGATTCGGTGTCGGTTTCTATTGAGATTACCACTACGCCGCCGCCGACTACGCCGCCGCCGACTACGCCGCCGCCGACTACGCCGCCGCCGACAACGACGCCGCCGACAACGCCGCCGCCGACAACGACGCCCGCACCAACTACACCGCCGCCGACAACGACGCCTGCACCGACTACAACGCTTGCACCAACCACCACAACTGTTGCGCCGACAACTAGCACTACTCCAGCGCCGACAACTAGTACTACAGCTACCAGTACTACTCAAACTAGTACCAGTACTACTCAAACTAGTACCAGTACTACCAGTACTACTCAAACTAGTACCAGTACTACCAGTACTACTACCAGTACTACTCAAACTAGTACCAGTACTACCAGTACTACTACCAGTACTACAACTAGCACCACAACTAGTACTACTACCAGTACCACTACAACACCATCTCCTGTTTTTTGTAATTATTTAGTAACTAATGAAAGCCTATCGATGGAAAGGGTTGATTTAGGTGAAATATTCTTTCCAAGAATTTCTGACAAAAGAGACGATATTAATTTTAAAAGTACTGGATACCAATATTCTGGAGTTGCGACAACAATTTTAAATGAAGATCCAATTGATATTTCTAATTTTTATGAAAAATCTACTGGAAATGGAATTGCTGCTGATGATCAAATAGATTACGATACGAACTATAAATTTAGCGGAGTAGATTTAAGATATTACTTTAGAAAGAAATAATATGAAGGTAACAGCTTTAATGGCTACATGCGGTAGGCACTACTACTGCGAAAGATCTGTCGCAATGTTTTTGGCGCAAAATTACCAAAATAAACATTTAGTTATAATTCAAAATTCAGAAAAAGAACAAAAGTTAGACCAGAATTATGATAATATCACACTGCTTAATAAATTTGGATTTTCTAATTTAGGATCTATTTATAATTACGCTTTAGATTTTATTCCTCAAGATACAGACGTAATTTGTTTGTTTGACGATGATGATATGTATATGCCTGAGCATGTTACAGAGGGGGTGAACGGTTTAAAAAGAGGCGGCAAGAAGGCGTATAAGCCAAAATTCTCTTTTATGCAAATGAGATACGACATCTCTAAAATAAATAACGTCCTAGAACCGAGTTGGTTTATTAGTGCGGATGTTATAAAAAAAGAAAAATTTAGAGAAGAAAGCGCAAAGCATCATTTCAACTGGATTGACTGGTGCCTAAAGAATAAACAAATTTATGTAGATCCAGAAGGTCCGTCCACATTAATTTATACTTGGGGAAATCAAGAGCGCCCGTGTTACAAAACAAGCGGATATGGTAAGCGCCCAGATGCTTTTGAACAATACAGAAAAAACTCTCAAGATCACGGAGATGGAGTAATAACTCCAAATTCAAAAGAAGAAATAAATAAAATTTACGAAAAATTCTATCAATGGAAGCCAAAATCCACGCAGTAATAGTTGGTAAAGGGGCGACAGCAATAGAATTAAAAAGAAAAGACTTTCCAAATTCTATTTTAGTAGGAGTTAATCAGTCACCTTGTTTAGCAGACGATCTTGATTATTCTTTTGCAAATGATGTTGAGGGTCTCTATGGCTTAACTGACGAGCATATGAAAAATGTTAAAGTTTTGGCGATACCAGAATACCCTCACTTTAAAGGCTGGTCAAAGATTGATGTTTTGTATACAAAAGTCTTCGAAACTTGGGGTCATGTTGTTAAAGATTTTTTAATATATAATCTGTGGACGACTCCCAAAAAAAATAAAGATTTACCAACTTTAGATTGGGTAATGTCTAGTGGAGACGCTCCAATAAGCTATTTGGCAAAATACCATAATATTAAAAAATTTGATTTATATGGAATTGGCGTTGGTAATGGATATCATCCAAAAGTATTAGAAATATTACCAAAAGATCATAAAAGATTTGGGAATACTTGGTCCGCTCCTCGAATTGGCAAGCTTAGCAATAATATACAAAAGTTAAAAGATCTATACAATTTAGAGATTAATCTTCATTAGTATGAACGATAAATTAACAATTGGAATAGCCACCTATGAAGACTATGATGGTTTATTTTTTACAATTCAATCTTTAAGAATGCATCATGCGGATGCAATGAAAGATGTCGAATTTGTTGTTATAGACAATAATCCAGATAGCGCCTGTGGAGAAGCGTCAAGAAATTTTCTAAAGTCTATAAGGGAGCCAGCTAAATATATCCCATTTAGCGATTATAAATCTCCATTTCTTAAAGGGCAAATTTTTCATTTTGCCGAAACTAAATATGTGCTAGTTATGGATTCCCACATCCTCATGATGCCAAATTCAATTAAAAAATTAATTGAATTTTTTAGGCAGGAAAGGGATGAGGGTAACTTGCTTCATGGTCCACTTATTTACGATGACTTAGATAATATTTCTACTCACTTTGAAAATACTTGGAGAGGGCAAATGTGGGGAGTTTGGGGCACCGATGAAAGAGGGCGAAATGAGAATAATCCTCCTTTTGAAATTGAAATGCAGGGAATGGGGTTGTTTGCTTGTAGAAAATTTTCTTGGCCAAAATTTAATCCTAATTTTAGAGGATTTGGTGGAGAAGAGGGCTACATACATCGTAAATTTAAAGCTGCTGGCAAAAAGACATTGTGCTTGCCTTTTCTTAGATGGATGCATCGATTTAATCGACCAAATGGAGTTCCGTATCCACTAGCACTAAAGGATAGAATAATGAATTATTTTATTGGCCATATAGAATTGGGGCTAGACTGCGCACCAATATTTGAGCATTTTAAACAGTGGGAATCTGAAGAAAATCTTAAAAACATGCATCAAGATGCCGCCAGAATGATAGATAATGATTTTTTAAAATTTTCAATTTAAATGAGCAGAACAGTAGAATTTTTATTTTGGAATGATAAAAAGCTGTACGACTATAAAATGAGAGGTATAGTGATTGAGGCTATAGATGACAATGGTGGTAGAAAGAAAGAGTATAAAATGTCTATGGTCTCAACTTTAGATAATTTTTTTCATGACTTCTCTATAGAGAAAACTCTAAAGTCTATAAGAAAAGGTAGAATAGCAGCCGATGTTTTAGTTAGGAGAGATGAACATGGAACTTTATGGGGTGGAACTGAAAAATGGAAGAGTGTTGTAAATGAGTGTTATGCATTAAACATCAAGCCAATGTTTTTTGATTTTGGTTATTTTGACCATTACGACTCTTTCATGATTGATCATTATAACATAGATGGGAGAAGTGATATTTTTGCAGAATGGTCAAGCATTAGTGATGTGGTGAATTGGGACGCTTCGGAAAGTTATATCCAAAAATATAGAAATAATTTTCTAAAAAATTTAAAAAAAGCAAAAGAAGAAAAGCCTCTGGATGGACTAAAAGAGGGCGAATATGTAGTAATTTGGCCGCAATACTCTATGGATCTTCTACGAAAAGAGTTTAAGGAAAATTTAAATAAAAAGGATGAAGTAACAGATTGGATTAATAATATATGTAAAATAGTTTTAGATCAAGGTTTGATTCCAGTTGTAAAAGGTGGTCCTGCAATGCATAAGTGGTCAAGATTAAATACGGAAAACGTAAAAGATGTGCGGGTATTTACGCATACCGAAAAGCAGTCTGCTGAAATGAAAAATACGAAGTTTGAAAAAGATATAAACTATAAGCTAATCGCTCATGCTAAATACCATATAGTTTCATGCAGCAGCGTAACAAATGAACTCGTCTTGGCGAATGCACCAGTGGTCGCAATGGGTAAAAGCTGGTTTACTGGATTGGATATTTTTAATGAGCCTAATTCTTGGGGAAGTTTAACAAAAAATGCAACAGAGATTAACACCAAAAACAGAAACAAATGGATAAATTGGTGGTTGAGCAGGCAGGTAAAAAAAGAAAAAGCGGCTGAAAAATTTTTTCAAATTTATAAAAAATATTCAAATATCGATTCCTAAATAATCGCATGCATTTTTAAATCCAGCACTTTCTATCTTTCCGTGAATACAAAATGGTTTAATTTTATTCTTTTCAAATTTAGAAATTCTTGACTTCCAAGCTTCTTGATTTTCAGAAGCTATGTTGAATCTATATGGATATTTATAGTAATTTTCCATTAATACTTTATTCGGAATTTTATTTAAGAAAAATTTAGCCGCTTTAAATCCTGATCCTTTATTAAGATTTAGATTTTTATTTATATTCAAGAATTCTTTTAGGTATCCACTGCACCTTGGGCTAAAAAAAATAGAAAGATCGCTCCATTCTACTTTGCTCTTTTCTGGCTTTATTTTTTTTATTTGGCCAGAGCAGTATATATCGTACTTTTCTAAAATTTTATCTATATTTTTGGTTTCAAAAGGCTTAAACTGGAAGTTATCGTGATCGTTAACCCATAGGTTTTCGCCAAATCTTTCAATAGCCCAATTTAAAGCTATATACTTGCTTAGGCAACATCCGACCTGATTTTTAAATTCAACTTCTATATTAAAGCTTTTTATATCAAAAAGCTCATAATCAAAGTTTGTGGCTATAATGATGTCGTTCTTGACCCAGCCACATTTTAGACTAGTGGACACTTGCTTATTTAAATAAAAAATAGCCTGCTCTTTCTCTAAGGAGTGCTTCCATTTTTCATGTCCACTGGACAGGGTATAAGAAATCAGTTTCTTCATTAAATGAATAATATTTAAAAAAGCCCTATTATTTTATAATAATATGGGCTACGTATGAATTTAAAAGATAAAATATTTAAAAAAATTTGGGATGGCAAGAAAACGGCCCATACGCCGATAGATCAATCAAAAATTGAACCGTATAGTATATACAAGAAATATATAGTAGATATAAGCGATAAAAGATCTGGCAGCAGTAGCTTAGCTAGAAAAAAAATTTCTGTTTGGAGCGAATGTATGGAGTTATTGCCTGATGATTTTATAGGTTTGGAGTTTGGTGTTTTTGAGGGGCGATCAATAAACTTTTTTTCAAAATTTTGCTCAAATGCTGTATTTTATGGATTTGATACATTTGACGGTCTACCTGAACCTTGGATAGATCCTAGTGGCAGGGTTATTGGAAAAACTGGGGCGTTTAAAACTAAATTTAATAAAATTTCATTTAACGAAAACGTTAAAATAGTAAAGGGTTTATTTCAAGATACGCTACCAAAATTTTTAATAGAAAAACAAGATTTACTAGAAAAAGTAAATCTTATACATATTGACTGCGATATATATTCATCAACTAGATTTGTTCTAGATCAGTGCCTAAGTATTATCAAATATAATAAGCCATATATTTTATTTGACGAATTTGTTAACTGCATAGAAGGCCAAGATGAAAATTTTAAAGTAAATAATAAATTAATAGATATTACTCATGGATGTGAGTCACTTGCGTTTTTAGAATTTGTTGAAAAAAATCAAATAGATTTCGAGGTAATAGTTTCTTTCTTAAAGCCAAAAAAGACTTCCGTTGTTTTGATAAAGATTTTATGAGTATTCCAAAAAAAATTCATCAAATATGGATTGGTGAATCGGCAATACCAAGAAGCTGGGAATTTGACTGCAAGGAAATAGAGAAAAGACACCCAGATTGGGAATATATATTTTGGGGCAATGAAAAAGTTAATACGGAATTAGATAAGATGCCTAAAAATGTAAAAGAAAAATATCAATATTTCTTCTCGGAAAAGAAGTGGGCCTATGCATGCGATATTCTTAGATACTGGATTCTATATAAGCATGGTGGAGTTTATTTAGACTGTGATTTTAAAATGACAGAAAATGGGTCTTTAAATATGCTTCCTTTGAAAAAAAACCTAATCCTAGTGAACATGAGGGCGATACATAAAGGAAAAAAATTTAAATGTAGAATTCAAAATTGTTTTATGGCGGCAAAAAAGAAACAGAGTTTCTTAAAAAGAGTTGTACAAAAAATATCAAATCTGAATTATAAATTAAAAACAATGCATGGGCAGGAAACAGAAAAATATAGCTGCGGGTTTCTGACTACAGAATATTGTTTCTACTCTCAAGGATTAGAGACTATAAAGCATAAGAACTCATTTAGAAAAAAGATAAAAAAGATAATGCCAGATAAAGAGTGTATTTTAAATAAAGAATTTTTTCTTGGCAAAGATCCTATTATTGCCAAACATTTATCAAAAAGATCACACGGTCTAAAGCTTACAAATATATTTTAAATTTTAATATGTGCGCCGCAATAGGAACTACAGACCCGTATTCTACTCATCAAGAAGCTTTAGTTTTTGCGGCTCTATCTACTTCGGGAGATATTTTGGAGCTAGGATGCGGAGATTATTCAACTCCAATTTTAAATCAAATAGCTAATTTTCAGAAAAAAAAATTTAAAATTATTTCTTCTAATAAGGCTTGGTTAGACAAGTATCAATACGTAGAAGATAGAGAGTTAATAAAAAAATGGAAAGACTATGTTTTTGAAGGCTCGTATGGAATGGTATTTTTAGATAACGAGCAGTTTACTATTGACCGATTAGAGTTAATTCCAAAAATATTTAATATTACTAAGACTTTAGTTGTTCACGATGCTGACAAAATTAGCAAATTAAAAAATTGGAATGATTATGTTTTTGGTAAAAAAATAACTTGGTTTAAAAAATATTTACCTCATACAGCTATTATAGAAAAATGAATGTTTTTTGCCAAAGCTGTAAAAAAAATATTGCCAATATAAATCCGTGCGTATCTAATCTTGATAGAATTCATTTTCCATTTCAAAGAAGAAAGGATTCAGATATCCCAGAATTGCAGGATGTAAAGAAAATAAAATGCAAGTATAAAAAATTAAAATATTGCATATGCGCTTTAAGAAGAAAAAAAATTCAATATTGGTACTTATTTGATGAAATTGTCAGTAATAATATAGACGAGTTATGCACTACATTAAACGCTAGATGGATAGTTTCAATTTGTGATACATATATAGACTATGGAAGTGATGAAGAAAAATGTGGATCAATTGCAGTATCGACATTAAATTTTTGCTTTACACTTAACAATTCTATATATCATTCAAAAGAAAAAATAAATCCAAAATCAAATATAATAGGCAAGATATGCTCTGTTCCGTATGACACTAGCTTTATGTTTAAAAACGAGAATGATTTTTTTGAAAACTATCTTAAAAGATTTATTTATTCAATAAAGAGATCGGATAAAATTTATCGCTTTGGTATGGCTTTTTTACAAAGACAAATAAAAGACAAGAATACTTTATTTTTCTATGTAAATAGTTTAAATGAAAAAAAATTTAAAATAGATGAACAAATTTCAAATAGTTAGTGGCTATACCAAAAATACTCCATACGAAAAAGAAGTTCAAAACTTAAAAGCTTCACTAGATAAGTTTGGATTTAGCTGTGAGCACGTAGTTGGTTTTGAAAATCTTGGAACTTGGGAAAAAAACTGTCAGCAGAAAGCCTTGATACTAAAATCAAAACTACAAGAGCTTAAAACTCCAATTGTGTGGTTAGATGCCGATGCGGTGCTAAAAAAGAATCCAGTGCTCTTTTATGAAATAGAAAAGGATATTGCGTTTTGTTATTATAGGATAGCTGGCAAGGATGAACTCCTTAGCGGCACTATTTTTTTAAAACCTTCTGAAATAAGCTTTAAAATATTGGATGAATGGATTAAATTAAACAATCAAAATCCAAAAGAATGGGATCAAAGAACGCTGCAAAAAATAATAAAAAATTTCAAAATAGATTATTACAACTTACCGCCTTCGTATTGCAAAATAGATTACATAAAATGTGATGAAATAGTAATAGGACAAAATCAATCTAGCAGAAGGTTTAAGTCAATAATTAATGCGGACGAAGAAATTTATAAAAGATATTCTGAATATAATGTTTCTTTATGGGAAAATTTAAAAATTGTATACTGGGCAATTCCAAAGAGTGGATCAACAACAATAAAGAATCATTTATTAAATCTAAATAGCGGTATTGTATTAAAAAATCCTTTACAGGTTCACGATCAGCAATATCAAAAAATAATAAAACCAGAGTATAGAGATAAGTATTTTAATTTTTCATTAGTCAGAAATCCAATATCTAGATTTTGCAGCATGTATCAAGATTTTTTTGTATATAGGCAAAAAAATAATATGTACTTTCCAAAGGAGTTGAATAAAGATTGGAAGGCATTGGATTTTGCAAAATACCTTTTAGAAACAGAAGATAAACAATTAAATATTCACTTTAAAAGTTTTTCATTTTTTTTAAAAGATAAAAGGATTAAAATTTTTACATTAGAAAATTTAAAAGAAGATTGGAGCATTGATATACCGGCTCCAGATAAAAAAATGAATACAAGATCTGATAACAATTTTACAATTTGTGAAGATACAGTCGCTTTAATAAAAGCAAGATATAGTGATGATTTTTTAATTTGGCAAAATAAAGATTTAAATTTTTAATGAAAATACTTTACATAACCCCTCACTTATCAACTGGAGGTTTGCCTCAGTATCTTTTAAAAAAGATGGAATGCTTAAAAAAGCATGAACTCTGGTGCGTTGAATATAATTTTGTATCAGATAAATATACGGTTCAAAGAAATCAAGTAGTAGATCTTTTAAAAGATAGATTTGTTTCTTTAGGCAATCGGCCAAAAGAAAAGCTGCTGGACTTGATAGCTGAGACATCGCCAGATGTAATTCATTTTGAGGAGTTTCCAGAAACGTTTGTCTCTCACGAAATGCTGTATAAAATATACAGCAAAAGTAGGAATTATTTAATATTTGAAACCAGTCACGGAATTTATTACAAGGCCGAAAGTAAGATTTTCCTACCGGATAAGTTCATTTTTGTTTCTGAAATGCAGGCTGAATTATACGGAAAGATGGGCGTTAGTTATGAGATAGTTGAGTACCCAATAGACTTTAAAAACCCAGATAAAAGTTTTAAAAAAGAATTGGGATTAACTGGCGATGTAAAGCACGTATTAAACGTTGGACTTTTTACTCAGGGTAAGAACCAAAAAGAGTTAATAGAATACGCGCGCGCGCTAGTGGGCGAGAAGATTCAATTTCATTTTGTTGGCAATATGGCAATTAACTTTAAAGAGTATTGGGAGCCGATTCTAAAAAACTTACCAAGTAACTGCTTAATTTGGGGCGAAAGAAGCGATGTGGATAAGTTTTACCAATCTGCCGATTTGATGGTATTTACCTCAAAAAAAGAAACATCGCCACTAGTTATCAGGGAAGCCTTGTCTTGGAAACTGCCCTGCTTAATTTATAATCTACCAGCCTATAAGAATATGTACGACAAGTTCTCTGGAGTTGGTTATTTAAAAGATGGCGACTTTAAGGAAAACATTAAAAAGATAAAAAGCCTATGAAAGACAGCTTAATGCAAATTTACTCAATGACTGAGAAGTCGTCTAAGGAACCAAGAAAGGCTCAAAATGCTATCGAAGTATCATTTACTGATTCCGCTAAGGTGTCAATAAACGGCCCAGTTGATCAGAGTTATACCGTAAAGTTTATTAATAATAAGACTGGCGAGATTACTTATTCTTCAGAAATTAAAAATAATATGTGGTCGAAGTCAGCGATCTCCTATTATGTTGAATGGAGAATCATAGTGGAATCAGGTGGTCAAACCGTATTTGACCAAGTTTTAAATCTTAACGATAAGAAGGTATTGATAATTATAGACTCACAAAGCCTTGGCGATATTCTTGCCTATACTGGTCAGATTGACCGATTTCAAATTAAGCACGGATGTAAGATGGATGTTTTGGTGCTAAATAAGGAGTTGGCTGAAATACTTGATTCCTCTTATGAGAATATAAGTTTTATTTCTGATATTGGCTATAGGGAAGATTACTATGCAATTTACAGTATAGGCTACCCATTAGAAAACTGGAAAAACAAAAATGCAATTGATCCTCGGACCATTCCATTGCAAAAAGTTGCCAGTTCAGTTCTTGGCCTTGATTTTAAAGAGGAAAAGCCTATTTTGACATTTTTAAATACAACTAGGAAAAATAAAAAATATGTGACTATTGCGACTCAAAGCACGGCTCAGTGCAAATACTGGAATAATGAAAATGGCTGGAAAGAGGTAATAAAATATTTAAATAATAAAGGGTATGATGTTTGGTGCATTGACCGTTTTCCTTCTTTTGGAAATCAAAAGATGATGAACTATATTCCAAAGGGCGCAATAGATAAGACTGGAAACTTTCCGCTAGAGATGAGAATGTCGCAAATCTATAATTCCGAATTTTTTATTGGCTTAGGATCTGGTCTGTCTTGGTTGGCATGGGCGTTGAACAAGCCTGTAGTTCTCATTAGCGGTTTTAGCAAACCGCTTGCAGAGTTTGAGACTCCTTATAGAATTATTAATGAGTCGGTTTGTAATGGTTGCTGGAATGATTCAAGTTTAAAATTTGATAAATCTGACTGGATGTGGTGTCCAAGAAATAAAAAATTTGAGTGCTCTTCAGAAATAAGCTCTGATATGGTTATAGATAAAATTAAAAATTTATTAAAAAATTAATTTTTGTTTTATTTTTTCAAAATTTAGACCAAGTTCAAAAAGCTTTTCTTCGTAGCCATATCTTACAAAAGCTGAATATTCGTATATAGCAGTTTTAATCAGAGTTTCTTTGTCCCATACCAGCCCATTTTGTGGTGCAATGCTTTGGTTTTGACGGGGGTACTGTCTTACAAAATCTTCGTCAAAATTAATATTCATTATATTTAAAACTTTAATAAAGTCATTTAACAAATTTTCTTGCTTTCCTATAAAATTTATTTTATGCATTGTGAACCAGCCATATAGCTCTGTGACATATCCTGGTCTTTTTTTATTTACACTTTGTACAAATGAATTAAAATTTGTATTATCTATTTTATTCAAAATACAACTTGGGTGCCAGTAACGAATATCATTTTCATCTCCAAATGTTCGCCATTGTATATTTGGAAGATTCATGTAATTAAACCATGATTCATACCAAGTTATTGGATTTCTGACAAAGCAAAAAGAAAATGGGGGAGCCTGAATTTCTTTACTTTTATTAAGCTTGCTTGCGGCCATTTTATAAAGCTCTCTTTTACCGCATAAAAAAGTAGCATGTTTTACGCTAACTCTTTTTTCAATCAGGCCAAGATCTTTTAATACACTAGCTACCCAAGTTCCGCCTGTCTTTGGTACATGTAAAAATACTGCTCCATTTTTCAATATTATGGGCATTTCAATACTCTACTTTAACCCGCTTAGACTCGTAGGTCTTTTTTTGGTCAGGGTGAATTGCCCCTTTGCGACTGGAGGAATAGTCCTTAAAAAACTTTTCTTTTATTGGATCAGATCCGCCATAAGTCTTTGCGCGCTTTTCGCTTAATTCTTTACTTTTATCTATCAAATCGCCATAAGTACCCTTCTTGTTCTTTGTTGCGTCAATGAATGCGGTACTGCTATTCGGGTCTATTTGCGAATCTATCGAGGCATTGGGTATCTGGTATACCCTTTTCCACTTTAGGCCGCTTTTGTCGATATATGAGTGCTCCTCGTTCATAGACTGGAGCACGTCGATAGTTTCTCCAGTATCGGGATTCTCGTATGTGTAAAGTGGCATATTTTATTATAAATAAAAAAGCCGCTTTTTCAAGCGGCTTAGTTTTTACGTAATTTTAATTGTTTTCAGTTGAGGAGGCTTCTTGTTTGGAATTCTAAATAGAAGCTGTCCGTGTTCCATAGTTGCCGTCGCATTGTGCATATCAAGCTTCTCGGAAACATCAAAAACTTGGCTAAACACGCTAGCCTTATTCTTTTGAGCTTCGATTTTAACCGTATAGTCAACGTCACTATACGAGATGGTCACGTTGTCTTTGTGGACTCCTGGTAGATCAACGGTGATTGTGGCGCCGTTTTCATCTACGTTAGAGATATAGTTATAAGTGCTCGCAGCACTTGTTGCTGAATAATAATATGTTTTTGAGTACATAGTTGTTACGGCGCTATTTAGCAAAGCTTATGCCAAGAGCTTTTCCTAGGCAGAGTTAGGAAATGCCCTTAATAATTGAGACAATTTGTCTTACAGATTTTTCGTAAGTGAAGTTTTGTCTCGTAATCTTGCCCTGCTCATTTATCTTCCCAGCCTCAACAAGAGTAACAGCTTTCTCCATTGCAGCAATAGCCTGATCTTCATTGAAGTCATAGATGCATCCTTGATTGAAATCGCTGCCTTTATTAAAGAATGTTCCATCATAGGCTTCGATTTTAGCAGAAGGATTAACTAGAATTGAGTTCTGATCTGTGGCCCAGTCCTTATGGCTAGTAGCGTTAAGAACAACGCTCCACTTACCTAAACAAGTGGAATTAAAAGCTGGAAGACCCCAGCCTTCTGCGCCGCTCAGTCCGCTTAGATCAATATTACAAGAATTAATAATATCATTAACTTCTGAGTTCGTACTGACATAGGGTAGAACATTAATATTCCAAGCTAGGCCGCGATAACCCAAAATAATCTTCTTCATCAATTCGTGATTAAAAAATGGGTTAATAATCGAGCAGTTAAGCTGGAACTTGGGATTGTTCCCGAATCGCTTAGCCCACATTTTAACAATCTTATCAGTATGCTTCCGCTTCTCAAACTTACCCATTAGCAAGAATGAGATCTTGTCTGGCATGTATGTCTTCTTTGTTTCGAAGAAGTCTTCGTCAAAACCAAGAGGGGTAGAATACGCCTTGCCAAGATTAGCGTTAGCAAAACACCTAGATGCGTGCGAACTAGAGAAGATCACCGCATCTTGAGAACCAACTATTGCATTTTCCGCAACAGTTGGCTGATCAAGTTCGTAAAAGGTATAAAGAACCTGTTTTGGACAGATCCTCTTTTCGGCTCCATTAATGTGCCAAAGCTTAAGACTTACCGCATCCTTTGATAAGGACGAGTATCGATTAGAGATAATCGACTGAACCCAAGCGGAAAAATCCTTGTCCATTTTATCGAATGCGGAAGTTTTAACTTCCCCGATAGGGAACATAGAGATTTTAAAGCTTGGATCAGAAATCGAAAGCTTATAGAACTCCTTTAGGAAGTTGTAACAAACATTCCCAAAGGAAACTTGGTTTAATGGAGCTTCAAAGACGATCTTCATTACATTGGTACTTCGTCGTCCTCAAGAGGAGCAGGCTTCTGAGGCTTTGAATAGGCTGGAGCCTTGGCAGCTGGCTTTGCAGCTTGTTTTACTGCTGGGCGTTGAGCAGTCTCATCTTGCTCTTCACCGTCTTGAGCAGTATCCTTCTTTTTGCCCCCAACAAAATTTACTCGGTCCGCGACGACCAGAATCTTGGACTGCTTCTTTCCGTCCTTCTCCCAAGAGTCCTGCTTCAGACGGCCAACTACAGAAACCGCGCTACCCTTCTTTACGTAGGTTGTAACAAAGTCCGCCTGCTTTTCCCAAGTATCAACGTCGATATAAACAACGTCCTTATCATTGATTGGGTTATTAACGGCGAGACGAAAAGTGGCAATTGCCTTGCCAGTTTGAGTGCTGCGCGACTCTGGGTCGGCAACCACATTTCCTGCTAATACGATTGAGTTAATCATGTGATTTATAAAATTTCTTCTTCAGTTTTTTTAACGTAGAGTTATGAATATTAATGCATCCCTGTATCGAAAGGTTAATCTCTTTTGCTATCTTACGCCAAGGAACGATCTTTCTTTTGCCATCGACCGAAACATAGCGCATCTTGAAAATTTTTACAACGCGAGAATCTTCACTATCTTCTATATATTTAAATACTTTATTTAATGTATCGCTTTCAATCTTTTGAATAGACTCTGAGCTTTCGAACTCGCAGTCAAAATTATCATCAAGCGGGCAATGGCTCTTCTTGTTTGCCGCATTCAAGCATAACCAGCGAGTGTGGTTGCCAAGATATGTTGAGAATTTGATGTTGCGACTCTCATCAAAGTTTTGAATTGCGTCGTAGATATGAGACTCCTTGCTATCAAGTAGGTCGTTAATATTATCGATAGCGATTGAACGAGGAGCGTAACTATGAACCATTTGAAGGTAGATCCCAGAATGACGGTTTACAATCTCCTGAAAACAGGAGCTATCTCCGTGATCTCTGACCTTTTCAATCAGAGATAAGTCATCCATCTTTTCTGGGACAAGCTTCATGCTCCGGTGCTACCAAATCCGCCTAAACCTCTTTGGCTTTCATCCAGCGAATCAGTTTGATGAGCAGAAAGGTTAAAGCTTGGCATAAACAGTAGTTGCCCAATCTTGTCTCCCTTTTGGTAAATTAAAGATTTCTTTGTCAGCTTCTTGCCCAAGAAACGGAAGCGCAGCTTGATAGAATTGCGATACCCAGCATCAATTACTCCAACCGAGTTTGCTAGCGAAAGCTCGTACTTGCTGATGCTTGAGCGAGGAAACACAAGGGTAAAAAAACCATCTGGGGGCTGAATCGTAACTCCAGTGTCATACTCGACATACAAAACCGTTTTGTTCGAATCGTCAGTAAACACGATCTGGGCCTCAGACGAGGCTACGAGATCCCAACCGACATCGCCTTTTGCTGGGGTAAGCAAGTTGTTTTCGTGACCGTTTTTGAGAATTTTGAAGGCGAGGTTTTGGCTCATTGGACAGACTGTGCCACCAATCGTAGTTCTCGTCAATAGTTTTTCCAAAGATTTTTGCGCGGAGCGCATAAAAAACCGAAGGTTTTTTATATATCGAAAGGGAGGGGGATAAAGGGATAGTGGGTTGGGGGATAATAGGGGGGGAGTCTGAGGGGGGGAAAGAAGGGGGAAGGGAGAAAGGGTTAAGGGGGAGGGAAAACCAAAATCGGGTGTAAAATTTTAGATGAGAAATCAGGCCAAAAACATCTACTTTTTCCTCGCAGGATTGCTGCTTGGATTGGGGTCTGTATTTTTATCTCGGACTGCCGAGAAGTTCTATCATAAGTACAACCCAATCAACGAGTCACAACCAATTCGCAGGCTTGGCCGAAACAATATTAATTCTTGGTTTCAAGACGGTCTTCTTTTTTTAAAAACCTCTCCCAAAACTGAAAGTATTAGCCAATCTTATAGCACAGACTACCTCAAAGAAACTCTTCTTAACACCGGACTATCAACAAATGTTGATGTGATCTTTAGAGACAAGCATTACAGCTTCTCCACTCTTTCTTGGTTTAACAAATACGTAACGTGGTGGATCACGATGGTAATCGATCACGATATTTATTTTGTAGCAAACTCCTTTGATTGCGACAATTTTAGTGATTTTTTTATGGTCGCTTATAGCTTTTCGAATTATAATTTGAACAGCAACTTGGCGTCGCAGCTTGCTTGTGGAACCGTTATAGTTGAGCAGCTTGAAGAGTTTGGCGGGATTCAATATGGAAACGGCATATGGCATTCCCTGAATATTGTTTGGCTGGACGAAGGCTGGTTTGTAATCGAGCCGCAAAACGGAGCTTACATAAGTTTAGCTTCTTATCCAAACAAAAAGAACATAAAAGCGATAATCTTTTAGTGTAAATAACAATACTATGGAACTTGATTTTTCTGAAAAGATCTTGGCTAGAAAAAGATCTGGCCCAAGAAGCGCAGCTCAAACACCGGCTAAACCAGAGGACAGGCTGAAGGGATCTCCAAAAAATAAACCCGGTTCTGCTGGCACATCCCCAGACGCCAAAGAAAAAGCCGAAAAAGCACTTAAAAGAAAAGACGATAAAAAAGTAGTAAAAGCCGCTATCACTTTCAGCGAAAAAGTCACAGAAGCTTTAAGAAAAAAAGTACAAGAGCATAATAAAAAATACTCAAAGAAAGTAACCCTTTCTCAGCTAAAAAAAGTATACAGAAGAGGTGCAGGAGCCTTCTCTGCATCTAGCAGACCTGGTAAAAGTCGCGGTCAATGGGCAATGGCTCGCGTAAACATGTTTTTGAAAATGATGGCTGGCGGCAAAGTTAAAGATGCGTACAGAGCCGCCGATCAAGATATAGCAAAAGCGGATAGCTATGAAATGAAAAGCATCACAGACGAATCAACAGCGTCAATTGATTTCGAAGATGTGGAATTAATCATAGCCTCATTTGACCTTTCAAATTCAAACATTTCTACTAAAGAAATGAACGAAGTATATGAACCACAAGACGAACAAGAATAATATGGAACTAGACTTTTCAAAACAAATATCGGAAATTTCAAAATCTGGACTTTGGGACAATATTAGAAAAAAGAAGCAAAGAATGGGCAAAAACTATCGCGCAGCCAAGCCCGGTTCTCCTGAGCGCCCAAGCAAACAAGCTTGGGAAAAAGCTCAGGCATCTATTGAGCTTACATACACAGAAGCAGAAAAGAAAACTCTTAATAAACCGTTCCGACTTCCTTCTGGCTCAAAAAAGAAATTCGGCGTATATGTAAAGAATCCCAAGGGCAATGTTGTCATGGTTAAGTTTGGTGATCCAAATATGGAGATCAAACGTGATGATCCAGATCGCCGCAAGAATTTCCGCGCACGCCACCAATGCGACTCCAACCCCGGTCCTAAATGGAAAGCTCGCTACTGGTCTTGCAGAATGTGGGAGGGTGGCAAATCAGTTACTCAGGTGACTAAAGGATCACTTGAAGAAGATCTATACGAGCAGCAAATGCTGATGCAGGAAAACCCAGAACTCAATAACGTAGAGGAAGTTGAAGATCCAGAAGAGGAGATGATGGATTATTCTAAAGAAGCCGCAGAAATGGCTTACTCAAACCTTATGGCTATCAAGAGAAATGCTTTGATGATCGAAGCTCTTGTTAATTCATCTGAAGAAGTTAAGATGGAGCTTGGAGAGTCTTGGTTGGGCGGCAAGCTGGTTATTTGTGACGACTATCTTAATTCTGTTGCTAAGTATTTAAGTTCAGAACAAGAATAATAATTAATTTGTAGAATTTATCAACCCGCACTCTAGGATTAGGGTGCGGGTTTATGATTTGTGGCAAAACTCTTACCGTTTTAACTGTAGCTTGGGGGAAAGAACTGCCCCTAGCAGAAAAGGTTTTGAATCATTGCGCGACTTGTTTCCCAAGCTTTGATTCTGTTGTTTTGTATAAAGAAATAGATAACCTTTTAGACTATAACAAGTTTATGGTCGAAGGGCTCAGTAGTATTATAAATACTGATTTTGTTTTGATCGTTCAACCTGATGGTTTTATTATAAACTCCAATCTGTGGCAGGACAAGTTCTTGGAATATGATTATATTGGCGCGCCTTGGCCTTGGCACGGCGTATGTGGAAACGGAGGCTTCTCTTTAAGAAGCAAACGATTCTTAGATCTAAGCTCTCGGTTGAAATACGACCATAGACATGAAGAATATGATTTTTGCCCAGAAGATAACTTTCTATGCTTAGAAAAATACAATAGAAATTATTTTCTACAAAATCAAATAAAATTCGCAGATATTAAAACATCTATCGAGTTCTCTTTTGAGCATCCGATCAAAGAGTATCCAGATCATAAATTATTTAACTCGTTTGGTTTTCACGGTAAACATTTAATTCAAAATTGATGAAAGTTTTAATTTTTAACCACCATCCAGATTGCTCCTTGTACATGTGGAGAGCAATGAAGGAGATCGGACTAGAGGTAGATTTCGCAACCGAAGATCTGACAATGAAAGTTGGATTCCCTCATTCAAGTACAAAAAACAATAAATTTGAGGTGGTTAATCGACTATATTCTCCAGAAGAATTTAACCCAGAGTTTAAAAATGTAAGCTTTACCGACAAGATAAGTCACGATCTATACTTATCTATTCAGCCAGAGGTGGTTAATATATTTGGGCCGTATGCCTACTGGGACGCTCAAATGCAATATTTTCTAAGAAACTTTGGACACATAAACGTCAGAAAAAGCTGCAATCATCCTGACGCGCAGAAATTTGGATTCAAATTTTGTGCAAACTGGATTCCAAATCAAAATTATAATCTAGATAACCCAAAGCTGATAACCCAGCTAATTACTCAGCATCAACTAGTTCAAGAAACTGAAGAACTAATTAAGCTACAGGATAGCGGCTATCCAGTCGTTATCGCTGGTGGAGACAATTGTAAAAATGGCTTCATCAGAGATACTGAAATCCTACCAAAGACAAGTATGCTTGTTCATAATAAGCAATTTGGAATAAACTGCTATGCTGTTTGCAAGGCTTTAGATTTAGGTATTCCAGTCTATATGAGCAAGGCTACAAAGCAAATTATTGGGTTTGACGATCTACCAGATAGCCTCTTTCTTTTTAAGGAAGAGCTTTCGATTCTTGACGCTTATAACCAATCATTAAATATCAATAGGAAAACTATACAAGACACGTATAGATCAATTTATACCTTAGATAGAACAGTATCAACATTAAAGGAATGCTTAAAATGATAGAAAACGAATTTAACAATTTCGTATTTTAAATATGAAAATCTTTGATGGATTCATGTTTTTTAATGAGCTAGACCTTTTGGAAATAAGGCTAGAAGAGCTTTATGACGACGTAGATTTTTTTATTATCTCTGAGTCAACCAAAACCCACCAAAATAAAGACAAACCGCTTTATTTTATCGAAAATAAAAATAGATTTGAAAGATTTTTACCGAAAATAATTCATCACACTTTTGATCCAAAAATATTTCCATATCCTTGGTATATAGAAAACGAGCAAAGAAACGAGTTAAAGAAAGCAGGGTTTGAAATGGCAGATGACGACCTGTTCCTGCTTTCTGACGGAGACGAGATCGTAAGCTCAGACTGCGTTAAGTTTATAAGGCAGAACCACAGCTTATTCCTTGAGCCTTGCACCTGTGTAATGCAGATGTCTTATTACTATATAAATACCGTAATAGATTATCCACTTGATCATAAAAACTGGAAAGGGACAGTTATTCTTCCAAAGTCTTATTTTTTAAGTAGGAATTTAAATGATTGGAGAGCGCTAAAGGATTCTCTTAGAACATTAAACAATGCGGGTTGGCACTTTTCTTTTGTTGGAGGTGCTGAAAAAGTTAAAACAAAAATTGAGTCATACGCCCATTCTGAATTCAATAACGACAATTTTAAATCTGAGCAGATCATAAAGCAAAGGCTCGATTCGCTGGAAGACCCGCTTGGAAGAGCGTCTTTTAAAATCAAACACGAAATAGATTTTAATAAATTTCCAAAATCTTCTTTGAAATTTAATAATTTATTCTTTAATAATATCAAATGAAAATTTGTATTCATTCTAATCAATTTGATGGGCGAGGCACTGGCAAAACACCATATGATTATGGCGTTGCGATAAGAAACATTCTTGGCCATGATGTTTGTTATATGGTGTCTTCTCAAAGCAAAAACGAAGGTCTTCATAGAATAAAAAAAGAATTTCCAGTATATATGTATGATGGGAAGGTTGACGTTAACCCATCTAACGAAGTTAGGGGCCAAATCGAAAAGCTGGTAGACGAGAATCGAATTGATTTTATTCACATGCTCAAGTTCGGTACGAACGACAATATAACGCCATCCAATTGTAAATCTGGAATACATTATGTATTTGATGGCTCCAGCCCCCACGGAAGCTCTTACGCAGCAGTTTCTGAAAACTTGGCGAGAAAGTTCAAGAAGACAGATTATGTTCCGCATATCATTCATAAGGTTTCTCCACAAAAGAACCTGAGAAAAGATTTAAATATTCCAGATGACGCTTTTATTGTCGGCAGACACGGTGGAGAAGAAACCTTTGATCTCGGCTTCGTTCATCAGGCCATCTCGTTTTCACTGGAAAAGCGCAGCAATCTATATTTTGTTTTCTTATCAACTAAGAAATTTATAGAGCACGAAAGAGTTATTTATTTAGACTGGATTGCAGACGAGCAGGGGATATACGATTTTATCCATTCTTGCGACGTAATGCTTCACGGACGCTCAAACGGCGAAACGTTTGGACTTTCCGTAGGAGAGTTTTCAGCTTGCAATAAGCCAGTTATGACTTGGACGGGTGCTGGTTATCATTTTTATGATACGGCACATATTGATCATCTTGGAAAAAACGCTTTACTCTACAGGGATGCTAACGACGTAGCGAGTTATCTGTTGGGCTTGGAAAGATCTCATATTTTAAATAAAAATTGGGATATGTTTACAGATACATTTAGCGACCGTAACGTAATAAACCTTTATGAAAAAGTGTTTTTGAAATGAAAAATTATATATTTTACCATTGCACTACGATAAATGATTTTTATGAAAGATTTTTAAAAACATTTTCTAAAATCGAAAGCTCTGGTTTAATAAATAACTTAGAAAAGTTTTTTGTATTCGTTAATGGAAGTACTGAAAAAAATCTACTTCTTCACGATAAAATAAATTTAATAAACTATAGCCTTCATCCAAACGAGTCTAAAACAATAAACCAATTAAGAAACTTCTGTATTGATAATAAAGATTGCAATATTTTATATCTTCATTGCAAAGGCGTTACGAAGCAGGGTAATCAAAATGTCCAGTCTTGGATTGAGATGATGGAGTATTTTCTTATAGAGAGGCACGAAAGATGCATCGCAGATCTTTCTAATTTTGACGCCCTTGGAACTAATTTCGGAGGATCTCCTCCACATTTTTCTGGTAATTTTTGGTGGGCCACATCAAATTATATATCGAAACTCAATCAGTGCGAAGACAGTTACTATGCCCCAGAAATGTGGGTTCTTAGCAAATATGATGTAAATAAAATAAAATGTTATTTCAAAACATCAAAGGATCTTTATTATCAAAGTCTACAAAAACAAGAATATGAATATTAACGAAATCAAGGAATATATTTTAAATCAGGGCTCTGACTGCACTAATACCTTTGGTGGTAGATATCAGGGTGGTATTTTTTTACAGCAAAACCCAGATGAAATTTCTCAAGTGCTCTCTTATATCATAGAGAATAAATATAAAACAGAATCAATGCTTGAGGTCGGCTCTGCTTCTGGGGCTAATTCAAAAGTTTTTTGTGAAATTCTTGGCATAAAGGATTTATTTATTGTAGATAATAACCTACATTCAAGACACGTATGCAGACCAGAAAACTTGGCTAAGATTAATTATAAAGAATACGTTGGAGATTCGCAGACAAAAGAAGCTTCTGACTGGCTTTTGTCATTTAATAAAAAGTTTGACATTGTATACATTGATGCCGACCACTCTTATCAAGGAGTAAAAAACGACGTTAACAACTATTTACAATTTGTAAAAGACGATGGGCTAATGCTTTTCCACGATTCAATGTGCTGTGAAGGAGTCTATCGCTTGATCGAAGAGTACAAAAATATCAAACTAAAGGAAATTTTTTCTTCTAAGATCAGATGCGGAATTACAATTTGCTCAAAAATTGTTTAATTTAAAATGCAATACAATTGGCCATTAAACGTAGATAATTTTACTTTTCTTGACAGGCTAAAAATCTGTTGTTTTATTCTCAATAAGAATAACAGGTGGACTCAAGGAAATCTAGTTTATCAGTTTGAGTTGGCTATGGCAGATTTTGTGGGCAGCAAGTACGCGGTTTACTGCTCAAGTGGATCAACAGCAAATACAATGATCGCTATGTATCTTGCTGATAAAGAAAAAGATAAGAATATTGTAGTATTCCCGTCTACGACTTGGGCGACTTCGGTAAGTCCTTTTATCAGAGAAGACTTCCTTCCCAAGTTTATCGACGTTTCTCTTGAGGATCTTTGTATTAACTATGATCTTCTTGAAGACTTTGTTTCCAAAAACAAAGATAACATTGCCGCAATATTTCCAACAAGTCTTCTTGGCTTCGTGCCAGATATTGCCAGACTTAAAAATATCTCAGAAACTTATGGCGTCAGGCTGATGTTTGACAACTGCGAAAACACGTTCGGAACTTTTGAAGGTAAAAACGTTTCTTCTTTCGCTACATCGACGACAAGCACTTACTTTGGACACCACCTTCAAAGCATAGAAGGTGGATTTGTATTTACAAATGATCTAGAAGAGTACGAATACTTCCTTATGCTAAGGAATCACGGAATGACCAGATCGGTTACAAATAACACCAAGTATGCCAACTTGGATGTTGATCCAAGATTCGACTTTTACTGCATTGGAAATAACTTCAGAAACTCTGAGATTCACGCCCTCACCGGACTGCTAGATCTTAAAAAAACCAATAAACATATTGAGACAAGAAAGACACTGTATTCTTTATTTGAAACGTATCTTTCCGATCTTTATTATTTACCGCCATTCGATGAGAAAAAGGAGCACGTAGCTTTTGCGCTGCCAATTATCCCGATTGAACAAGAGAAAAAGCAGGCCGCAATTAATTATTGCAATTCGAAAGGAATAGAAACAAGACCGATTATTTCTGGGAATCTATTAAGGCAAACTTGCTTTAAGCAGTTTGGCAGCTACGCCGATTATCAAAATAGCGAGTTCCTGCATCACAATGGATTCTATGTTGGCCTTCATACTAAACTTAAAGACTCTGACGTAAGAAATTTGGCTAAAGATCTTAATTCTATTTAAAATGTCAACAGAAAGAATCAATAAGATTAGCGAACTTTTGCTTGAAGAGATTTCTGAACGGTTTAATAAGGAGCCAATTCACTCTTCAGATATTGAGTTTAGCGAAAGCTTTGCCGAAATAATGGACAGATTTATCGTGCTTCATATCAGAATGTGGAAGCTTGAAGACGCAATTGCCGACGCGAAAACAGACACAGAGGTCGCAGATCTGAAAAGGAAAGTAGATTACTGCTTCAAAGATCGCCGCCCCAAGTTGACAAAAGCTATTAATTCATACCTTGACGTTTATGTAAGTAAAAATAATATCAGAAAGTTTTCCGAAGAAAACGTTAAACTTTACAAGGGATTTACAAATTAAAATGAAAAAGGTAATCATTACTGGAGTCACTGGT